TCCGATCTAGCTGTTAGAATGAAGTTCAATACAAGTTATGGACTAGAAGAAGCATACCCAGGACAAGCCTTAACAATTGTTAATACTGAGTTTGGGTCGGCTATGGCTATAGGGCAAGCGCAATTTGGTGATGATTTGGCTTCAGTCACTAAAGAAATGACTAAAACTTGGATATCTATGGGCGACGACGGGCATACTCGCGACTCCCATTTGGAACTAGATGGCTTCGATATCACCGGGGATAGCGATGGCGTTATGGATGAGCTTTTTAATAACAATTTAAGATATCCTAAAGATCCTATAGGTGAGGCTAAAGAGGTCATAAATTGTCGTTGTACAATTCAATACAGCCCTGTAACTTGGAATGACTGATGAAAAAAACTTATAAAATTACCGATCCAGGACTCCCCAAAGAAGTTTTAACTTTCTTCGGAAAAAGATTTGTCCGTCCTCAAATGGAAGTGAAATCCTTTAACGTCGATAAGGAAATGATCATAGAAGGTATAGCCAACGCTGCTATACCGGACCGATGCGATGAGCTGATTATGCCGGAGGCTTGGGACTTCGAAAACTATAAGAAGAATCCTATTATCTTATTGGAGCATGACAGAAACCGCCCTATCGGTGTATGTCTAGATTTTAGTACTGATAAGAATGGTCTCCACTTCCGAGCTCAGATCGGCAACCCTCAAAGCGCCCCTCTGACAGAGGATCAAGTTAAGGCTCGGTCACTTTTGGCTCAAGGAATACTTAGAACTAACTCTGTAGGATTTCTCCCACGTGTTATTGAATGGGATGAGGCCGAGGAGATCGTTAGATATACTGACGTCGAGCTTTTGGAAATTAGTGTAGTCTCCATCCCGATGCAGCAAGATTCTATAGTAACATCGGTTAAATCATTTGAAGGAAAAATTATGTCACAGGTTAGCAAGAGCGAAGATTCCTACGCTGAATTAAAATCTATGGTCGGTGAAAACACAGACTGTACTAAGAAAATTCACGACATGGTAGAAAAAATGATGAAGGCTGAGCCTCCTGCTGGTGCCGACGTTGAGCCGGACGAAGATGATAAAAAATCTTTGAAAGATCAAATCACAAAGCTGTTAAATGAGAATACATCTCTAAAAAGTCAAATCCTAGAATCTGAGCAAGCAATAAATGAATTATGTGATAATCTAGAAAAACAAGGGCTAATAAAAGGGGAGAAGAAATAGATGTCAGCATTACAAAGAGTTAAGGGTGCTAGTGAGCAAATCAAAAGTGCTGTAGCTGAATCTTCAGATAATGTTACTCAATCCGTAGATAAATCCTTAGGGGGAAACATGTTCGAAGGGAATCAAGCTCCAGCATATCACAAAGGTCTTAACCATTTCGTTTCAAAATCGGCTGAAATGTTCGGCAAAAAGAACTTGGCCGAAGTCCTTGGTGTTGGTGACATACCTAAAGAAGGCATGGTCCCTTCACACGTTCACCCTTCAATCAATCTTGGTTGCAAAAAATCATATACACATATCGACGCCGATATCAAAAGAGAATTGCTTTCATTCAAAAAAGCAATCCATAGTGCTGAGCTTCAGCGCCAAATCATGGCTCATTCAAAAATGATGCCTGCTGTTATTACTGATATGGCTAACTGGAAGCACGTAGTTATGCCTAAAGCTAAAGCGTTTTCTTTAACCGACTTTAGCTCATGGGTTCCTACATTAAACACTGGCTTCTATTTCGAAGAATTCGAATTAGCTCCAGCTATCGATACTTATTTCCCAGAATTTCAAATGATGTCAAGAATATCTAACGTCCCAGGAGCTACAGCTCGTCTTAAGGGTCGTCTAGAGGCTGACACAGCTACATACAGCGCTCAATACAACACACAGTCAAACTATAGCATCACAGCTCAGGATTGCGTAGTTCACACAGATATCACTGAAGATCTTATGCAAGATATGGTGCCGAATGCTGGCGGTTTTGAGCGTCTTCGTAGAGAAGTTGCTCTCGGAATCCAACGTTCAAAAGAAGATGCTATCATAAACGGTGACGATACTATCACTTCATCTGTTCAAGGTGACGGACATATGGATAGTGACGTAGCTGGTGGCGCTGCTACACTGTTCAACAAAGGCTTTAAAGGTCTTCGTAAAAGAGCTTTAGCAGCTTCTTTCGTCTACGATAACGCCGGAGCTGGCGTTTCTCTTTCTACTTATAACGGTTTGGTCCCAGTTCTTGGAAAATTCGCAAAAGACAAGGGTGACCTTCTTTTGATCGTCGGCCCGACAATAGCTAATAAGTTCGTATTCGGAAGCGTTCCTGAAATGTTAACAGCTCAAAACGCTGGTCTTAACACTGCAACGATCCTTACCGGTGTTCTTCCTAAAGTTGCTGGTATCGAACAATACGAGTCTGAATGGGTTCGTGAAGATGTTAACGCAAGCGGTGTTTATGCATCTTCTCAAGTATTAACTTCAATCATTTGCGTTAAGAAGAGCCGTTTCATTATTGGAAGCCGTGCTCCAATGAAAATCTGGGCTATGCCTTCTCTACCAAACTCTGACAGAATGTTATTGTCTGCTAAGGAAAGATTCACATTCGGTGGAGTTCCGCAATTGTCAGGCTCAGAGCAGTCTGTAGCTATCGCTTACAATATATCACTGACCTAAATATAGATTTTCTATAATATTTAAGGCCAGCCCAGTGACTCCCATTGGCTGGCCTTTTTCACAAAGGATAATGATATGTTTCAAATCGGACCAAAAGCAGTATTCCCTAGAGTTTTTAGATACGTCCCGCATACGAAACCGTTAAGACCTTTGATAGTAACTGAAATCAAAGTTGAAGGGCCACAAGCTATCTTAGTTGTACAGCCAGGATGTACTTTCCAAATAACAGAGCCTCAATACCAAATGTTATTTATGAGAGACGATGGTCCACTATATGATAGAAAAATGTTTAAGGATGAAGGTCCAGTTGTAATTGAAGAAGAAAAGAAAGTAAGGGTTAAAATTTAATGCCTTTTACATTACCAGCTGGATGTTTGTTCACAGCCGAAGAACTTTCAAAGTTCGTGTTCGGTGTGGATGATCTATCTACAAATTTAACGGTTCCTCTAACTTCTCAAAATATTTTTAGTATTTCTTTATTGTCCGAAATTATAGCGAAGCAAATCAAATCATTTATTGATAGTGATATCATCGCAGCTTCTTATACAGAAGTCTGGGACGGAGCAGCAAGCGATGAGATCGTCACAAGAGAAAGACCTTTGATAAGTGTGGATACCATTAAGTTTGCGGTTGGTAATAATTTTGCAAGCGCTACAGGCATAGATCCCTCTAATTACGCGGTTGATCGTTACTCTATTAAGTTTTTAGGTGGTGTGAGGACGCCAATTGGAAGAAGTTTGATCCAAGTTGTATACACAGCAGGGTATACAGTCATTCCGAAAGACATAACTTTTGCGGCTCTCATGCAATTTCAATGGGCTTATAGGCAAATTGGTAAGGGAGACTCTTTTGTTGGTGTTAAGCAAATTTCAAAAATGCATGAATCCCAAACAAAAGATGACGCCTTAGGTGCTTTCGCATTAAGAGAAGAAGTTTGTGGTATCTTAAAACAGTATCAAAGATTTGAAGCTCCCTTATCAGTCATGTTTACAAGAGTTAGTTAAAAAATGGCGACAGCGACTGAAACAACTATCCATAATTTCATGCAGGACTTGAAAATAGTCCGCGATAAGACATTGAAATCTATGATGCAGTTTCAGCTCGAAATTGCTCAAGGCTTACAGTCAAATATTCAGCAAAATATTCTAAATACTTTTGGTGGGGATCGGTCGGATAGAAGCCCTTTAACACGTGCAAGTATGGGCGGAACCGCTGCTACTCAAGGCCGAAGCGGGGCTCTTTATCGATCGGTTCAAATCGAAGGTTCTGGGGACGGCTTAAGCGTAACGGTGGGGGGAGTGGGTGTCCCGTACGCAGCAGCTCAAGAGTGGGGGATGCACATATACCCAAAGAGATCTAAGTATTTAACAATCCCTATCTCATCTGATTTTAGAGGCCATAGAGCTCGGGAATTCGATTTGATTATGGGAACCGATCCGCAATGGGGTCTTGTTTTAATGACTAGAATGGGTATTGCAGCCTACGCGTTACGAAAACATGTAGAGATAAAACCCCGTCCGTATATACAACCGGCTATTGATGCCATGCAAACAAATGAAAAGGTGAAGGTGGCTCTTATGGCATCTTTTGCACCTTTGCAAGCGGAGGTCATCATTGAGTAGCCGTGGAAGACTAATCATCGAAGCCCTAAAAGATCAGTTAGCCACTATAAGCACGACGATTGGTTATTCAGTAACCGTGAGAAGAATTATTTATAGTATCGCTGAAATGACATTGAACACTCCAGAAACAGACCTGCCACTTATTGAGATTGTAAGCGAGGAAGATTCATACAATCATGAAGGTGCGTCGGCCTCTTATTGGTCTGAGCTAACGGTCATTCTTTTTTTAGTGGCTCCTAAAGAATGGACCGACGGAATGATGGAAGACTTTAAGTCCGACATTATAAAGTGTCTATTTGGTGGGTCTGCTAATGCCACCGGTAATAGTGGAATTACACTCGGAGGGGTTGTACAATCCATTAATCTTCTTAATTGTCGAGGTGATTTAAATCTAGTGGAAGCGAATAGAACTTACGTAATGCGTTTACGGTTGACTAGTCTAAGAAAGACTTACACCGGATGATTTTATTTTAAGGAGGATCCCAGTGAGAAATTTTTTAGCTTTATTGTTAACCGTGTTAATGACGTCGGCTGCTTACGGTGTAAAACTTGAACCCCAAAACAAAGATGCTATATCTTTGAACAAGAAAGCGTTTTGGAATCTTAAAGTTGTTAAGAATTCAGCGACTGTTTTCAAGCTTACTTCGTTTAACGGTTCGGCTTTGTCCTCTTCTAATTACGGTTCCCTAGACATCTCTGGAACCATGTACGATGTAACTAAAGACATCAATTTAACTCAAGGTGTTTGTAACACCATGTGGGGGAGTGCCTCTGATACGACGGTCTACCTGTACGCTGGCTATGGGAATACATATGCAACCAGCGTTTCAAATACTTCCCCTTCCACAGACATTAGTGGAGGCTCGGACACGAATTTTAAAATCGCTGTCGATGGAAATCCGGCTGTGTCTGTCACTTTGACTTTAACCGGTTTAAGTTCAGGTGCTGCAATTGCTACAGGTTTAACCTCACAAATCAACTCGGCACTAGCAGCAGCTAATCAAGGGGCTCGCGTCGACGTTGTTTACGGAACTTTGTACACAATCACAAGCAGACTTCTAGGAGCTCGTTCTAGTGTTGTTGTTACAGATGGTTTAAGCTTGAACGTAGCCGATAATTTAAAGATTGGTGTTACTAATTCAGGTGTTGAAGTTGCTGGTATTAAAGGATTGGCTCTTTGCGAAAGCAACGTTTCAGCTAAAACAACCGTCGGCTCTACAGCTATCGGAAACAGTGGTTACACCGCTTGTTCTTTGGCTTTACCAAGCACAGCAGTTGTTAGACAAATAGCTTCAAACGCTTTGAGCTGCACAGGCCCAACAATCAACGCAACTATCACAGATGCACAAATCTATGCTCCGGGAACCATTGCAAACGCTGACATCAGTTCTTCAGCTGCCGTTTCTTATAGCAAATTGAACTTAACTAGTAGTGTTGTAGTTGCTGATTTAGCTGCTCCAGTTATGAAAGAAGTGACGGGCACACTTACACAAGCTCAGTTGCAAGCAATTGGTACCCCAATTTCTGCAATCGCTGCTGGTGGAGCTGGTACAGTACACATTGTAGATGAAGTAGAATTGCTTCACACATACAGCACAGCAGCTTATGCGACAGGTTCAGACCTTGCTGTTGAATACGGAACTACAGGCGATAATATCACTCTAGTCGACAGTACTTTTGTTACTGATACAGCTAGTAGCAACAAGATTATCAAGCCTTCTTCTTACGCTTTAGACGGTGCAACAGGCTCGGCAACTGGGTTCGACGTAACTCTAAACGCTAATAAGCCAGTTCAATTTCAAGCAAGTAACTTTACCAATGGTAACGTTGCGAACATCGTTAAATACAGAATCCGTTACCATACAGTTACCCTACAAAATTAAAGAGGTAGTAGCACATGGCTAAATTTCGCTCATCACAAAACTTTGCAACTTCCTACGCTTCTTATAAGCAGGGAATTGCTATCGGTATCGAAAACTTTATTCACCTTAAAGAAGAAGTAACAGCTGGAACGTTCTTAGCTCCAGGGATTGGGACTCAAGGGTCTTCGGCTTCTGCCTCTTCCCCTTCGATTGATTTATCAGGTGGAACTAATACTACTTTTAAGATTAACGTCGACGGTCTTGGCATCGTAAGCGTTTCTTTAACTGTAGCGGGTTTATCATCTGGGGTGTTGATTGCGGCAGCTATGGAAACAGGAATCAATACAGCGTTGAGCACAGCTGGTTACGACGCTCGCGTGTGGGTTGCTTTTTCAACTATCTATACAATCAAAAGTCAGAAGACAGGTCTTCTTTCTAGCGTTGTTGTTACAGCTGGTGTCTCTAACGACGTTTCCGTGGACCTTAAAATCGGTCTTGCTAACACCGGCGTTGAAGTCGTTGGTACAGTTGGTGGTGATTTTCTTTACGCTACTAAAGCTAGTTTGAAAATGACTCAAGACATTCAACCGTCTGAGCATAAGTCAGGCCGCCAAAGCTTTAACATCATCAAGAAAAAGAAGATGGCAGACGGGGAAATACAAGCTTATTTCAACGTTGCATCCGGTGGATCTCCTACTCTAGATACCCCAATGGCTTCTCTTCTTACTGGTCTATTTGGTGTAAAAACGACAGTCGGAAGTTCAGAAATTCGTTTCGATAGTGGGGCTCCGCAATCTAAGTTTTACACAATGGTACAAGGTAACAATACATTCGCTCGTTACTTTAACGGTTGTTATGTGACACAAGGAACTTTTGCACTTCCCGGCAGCGGTGAAGCCAAAATGACCTTGCCTATCAAGGCTCGTGACGGTCTCTATGCTTCTGTGTCAAAGATCAGCGGTGCAGTTGCTGCATCTGCTACAGTCATTCTCACAGCTGGTGAATCTACAAGATTCGATATCGGCGCTTATGTTATGGTTGTTAGTCCAGACGGACGGACAGTGGTAGCTGGTCAAGATGGTTCCTTAACTGTGGCTAGTAGGACAGACGGCTCTGATACCGTTGTCCTATCAACGACGGTTACTGTTGCCGATCTTGGCTTTCTAGTTCCTTGGATGCCTCACGTATTCGATCAAACAGGTACAGATAACCCATTAACCGGTTTAACTGGAACTGTTTCACTTGATGGTGGAGCTACCACAATCGACGAAATCAAAACCGTAGAATTGAAATTCGATCCTAAGATTGAAAGTTTCGATGACTGGTACGGCTTTAATACTAATCGCGGTTATTCAATCTCTGATCGCTCAGACATTAACATTAAGCTTGATGTTGTCTTAAGTGCACAACAAGCTAATCAAATTGTTAGAGCTAAAGAATTTCAAACCTCATCTGTAAAGATTGTTCTAGGGTCGGCAAGTGGACGACACATCACTTGGGTTTTCCCTAGAGTGTTCTTCAAGATCCCGGCAATCGAAATTCCAGACAAAGGACACATAACAATGACCTTAGAGGGGCCAGCAATGGCTACTACTAGTGGTGGGCTCGACGCTATCACTATGAGTTACCTCTAAAGGTTCCTCGCCCGCTTCACTAGCGGGCATTTTTTTTAACTCTTCTAATATTTTTGCTTCAAATTCATCTAATATCTTGGGGTCTGTGAAACCGATATCGTAAAGTAAAAGCCTGACTAAGGTAACGGCCATGATAGAATTCTCCTTAAAAGGACGGCTTTTGTGTCTGGAGCAGTCGAAAAAGAAATGAGAATGTGCCGGACAAAGAAGCGTTTTGAAAAGCCGTCTAAAGCGTGGGACGCTGCGCATAAAGTCGGCAGATATAAGAAAGTGGCGTTGTTTGTTTATCGCTGTCCATACTGTCGGGGCTTTCATTTAACGAGACAAAAACAAAGATTTTAAATCGTTTATCCTCTATACTCTTTGAGAATACAAAATTTAAATAGAGGGAGCTACCAGATGGATCAAGCCTTAGAATTACTAGCGCGCGCTGTTGATGCTTTGGAAAGAATGGCCGATGCTTTGGAAGACTCTGTTTATGAAAGTGAAGATGAAGAAGTTGAAGACGAAGAGTAAGTAGTAAGAGGGGGACAAGCCCCTCTTTTTTTTACTTGGGAAAGAGTGGGGTACTAGATGCCCCTTTCCAAATGAAAGCGATGAGTGACGCGAAAGCTATATTCCATACAATAGCCAAGATTCTTAAAGCCGCCAACACCCACAACTCCATATTTGAACCTCTTGTCACCAAGCTATGACGATATTCTTCCTGCTTATATTCTAACCGGTTTTGCAATCTTTGAAGCGCCGTTTGTAAATTCTTGCCCTCTTCAATTTGTTTTTCGACGTTCGCCTTTTGGGATTTTAGAAGTCCGATCTCTTCGGCAAGTATTTCTGATTGCTTGCTAGTCGTAGTCTCTGTGTCTTGTTTACGCTCTAGCCCCAAGAAAATAACCGCGAAAATAAGAGCCAAGGTGGGGGCTAAAAGTGCAAATAGAATTGGGCGACGATACCAAGTCCCATAAAAGGATAAAAAGATTGCTGCTATTTCGGTCAATGTGGCGACAAATAGGGAGTAGGAAAAAGTGTTTCCTTTTAACTCATAAAAATTGATTTGCTCTTTTATGAGGAAAGAGGTGTTGAGGATAAGAAAGAGGACAAGACACAATGCGGCTATGTAAGTTGAGAATGCCCGCTTGAATACTGTTACAGGTTGTTCGTGTGCTGTTACGTTATGTGAACAGACTGTTATCATTGAGTGTTTTTCTGGTTCTTGTAACTCTGTTACAGGTGTTACTCGTAAGTTCTCTAGCTGTTCGCGTAACTCTGTAACAGGTGTTTTTAGAGTTTCGAGTTGTTCTCGTAACTCTCGTAATGGGTCGTTACAAACAAGGTTGTCGGTTACTAAGTGAATCTCCGGTTCTTCCTTAGCTTTCATTTTTGCTCGATAATCACGCATATACTCGCGTCGGTCCGCCATAAAATATTCCTTTCAAGGTCTAACCAGCCGCGATATACTATTCGCACATTGTTGTTGTGTAGCGAAAGTCTGGGCTGGTCCCGGATTTTTGTTATTAAAGAGTTCCGCCTAAATGGGTGAACGCTAGCTTAAAGTTTATGTATGCGGACTCACCATATATCTTTTTGAAGCCGTCTGGTCTTCTGAGTAATTCGTGCATAGCATTAAGTGCTAGTAGTTTTGCCTCTGTGAGCAAGGAATTCTCGTGAGACAATTTCGCATGATCATGTTTCAATTCAACCATGTCTGTTTTATAGATAGCCCTTAACTGGTCTCTATCTAATCCATACTCGGTTTCCTTTTGCACAATGACTTCTTCCAATGCTTCTATTTTTGCTCGCAGAGAAATAATGATCTCGTTTGAAATCAGGGTCTCCGCATCCATGGCCCTAATCATTCTATCGGTTAACCGTTTATTTTCGGCCATGAGGTCTTCAGTGATTTTTACCAAATTATCCATCTCAATTACTCCCTGCGATTGTTCTGAAAGTACTGCCTGATTTTCTATACGGTTCCAAATCCATGCCCTTTAGTATAGGGATCTTTCCATAATCGATCGATCCTTTACGGTGGGTGATTCCAATTTTCCACTTGTCCCCAATTTGAACCCTTCGGTTTTCTACTTCTGTATGGTTCAGTATTTTGGCCTTGATCTCCGAAAGAGTTTCTTCAAGCTTTGCTATGTTTTGAGTCAGATGACCATAATCTATAAGTAGGTCTTCAAGTTCTCTAGATGAGATCCTTTTAAAATCCCTGTCTGTAAGCTCTGGGGGTGTGTCCTCTGCAACACATTTCCAAAACTTAGTAAGAGCCTCTAAAAGTTTCTCTTGATATTCAGGGTCACGTGTGACCTCGACTAAAGCTCGGCTCTCTTTACCGTCTGAACTATAGTAATGACAAAGTTTAGCCTCTGGCATAGCTAACAGTTGATGTTGTAACTGTGGGTAATACTTCTCTGGTACTTTGCCTTCGAGAGCCGTGGCATGATCAACTTGCCCCGGTGCTTTGATCTCTAGGATTATGTTCTTTGCCACACAATAACCGTCGAGACTTGCTCGAATGAAAGGATATTGAGGGTTTGAACATAATATTGGAGGGGCTTCATGATTCTGCTCGAATTCATAACAAGCCCTTATCATCGGCTCAAGTCTATTTCCTCTATCTGTCGCAAAGTTGCCTTTAAAGGTGTTTTTAACCTTCTTGGTTTTCTCTTCCCAAAGTTGATAGGCCGTCTTCCATGGGCTAGTTCCCATGATTATTGGGGCGTCGGAAGAGCCAAGACCTTTACCACGCCATTCGTGCCAGGTTTCTGATTGTTGTTCCATTATTCTTCGACTCCTGAAACTTTTATGCAGGCTATTCTTTTTCCCTCAATAGCATTCTCATCTGCTATTTCTTTAGTATCAAATATTCGTCTACCAATCCCATCTTCATAAACATTAACCCAACTCTCTATCTTTATCGGTTCTTTCCACTCTGAAACTATATCGTAATCCTCAGTTACTTGGGACTTTCCGTCGGAATTCACACTCCAAACATGCGGCTCTAGACCAACCATAACAGGATAGGTTGCCCTATACTTTTGCGGACATATAAATAGAATTTCGCACTTTCTACCCGATCTCGTTTTATAAAACTTTCCAACTTCAAATTTCATCGTTCAATCCATTCTTTAAGCGCGTAATACATAGCCGCGGCTTGTGAATTACCTATGAGTTGTGTGAACTCGTGAGTAGGTACAGGCCCGCTATAACTTTGCATTTCTTCTTCTTTAAATTTTAGAGTTAAAATATCAGAGGTCGTATTATATTCCCAAGTGACCTCACCAGGGGCACAACCATATTGTCCTTCATCGTATTTTTGCGTTTCTTTTGAGTAGAATGTAGCCATTTATTTATTAATTTCACTCTCTAGTATAGTTAAGATTATGAACAAACTGATTGCTGCACATAGTGTTAAGCAGCATAAGGCAACGGTCATCATTCTTCTTCCTCCAAATCTTCGAGGGCATCATGAATTTTTTGGATTAAACACGTTGGCTCATGATTATCTATAAATGCTGGATCTTGTCCCCCATCGCAAAAGCAACAAACTCCGCTTTCCTCACTTGGTTGAAACCAATACATTTGATCAAAATTCTTCATCTCTTTAGCTATAGCTAGGAGCTTGGGCATGAAAGTTCGGGATGCTGCTATGAATTTGGCGTTAAGTTTATCTCTTTCTTCTTTGTTGCCATTACCCACCGAACATATTTTTAAAGTCCCATGAGCAGTCAAGTGAGATGCTGCACGAATAACCGGCGTTTGAAGTTTTATATTATCGTTTAAACTAGTTGTTTCAGATGAAAACCAAGGCCCGCTTGTAGCTTCTTCACACAATTTCTCAATTTCTTTTAATTTCATTTTTTCTTCTTTCCTACTTTCAGTCGATCAAAATATCTTTCGACAACTCTAATTTGTGCCTCTTTCGCTTCTTCTTCTGTGTCGTACGCCCCTAGTTTCATATGGCAACCGTTAGCCTTAATTACGATATTCCATTTCTTTGTTAACCAATCGTAACTAGTGGTTGGCTTTTTCATTTAGAGCTTTCGATGTGTATTGGTGGCTTTTCTAGCTTAGGAAGAGTGTAAAGTTTTAGCATCACATAAGAAACAATGAGGACTAACATAAAAGTTACTCTTATCATTTAATGTATTCCTTAAGTTTTGCGATACTAATCAACGATCTCTGTGATGGTGAACCGTAAAGAGTAATCCATCTGCGAACATCTTCGCTTCGTAGTCTAAAAAGTTTACAGACAGCAGAAATTGAGCCGGCTTTTTCAATTGATTTGCTGGTAATTTCGCGAATTTCTAGCTTCTCTTCCTCAGAAATTTTCACCATTCTCATCATTATGCCCCTAAAAATTTATACATCATAAACTTCTTATAGCATCCATTCTTTCAATATCATCTGCTCTTTTATCATCCTCATATAAATCTATTTCTTCGTCTGTATCTAAATCGAACATCGTTCTTAAGAGATTCTTAATAATGTACATTTTTTGTCCTTTTGATTCTTAATCAATTCTAATGTGTTTAATAATGTACCGTGAAATACAACCTTTTTTTTATCTGTACTCCGTCACCTGAAAAAATGTATATATGGTTTCACTTAGGAGATAAAGACAAATGTTAACGATTTCAGATTTAAAAAAATGGTTGAAAAAGCCGGGGAATACTAAGGCAAAACTAGCGTATTTGTTACAGTATGAAACAACACAAACAATTGAAAAATGGATATTAAGAGGACAAATACCATTCAGAGAACAAGATCGTGTGAGTAAATTAATCATAGAAGACGGAGTTAAAAAATGAGCATGTTATCAGGTGTGACTAGTGGCAAAATTAAGAGACCAGTACTTGCACTTATATATGGTCCAGGTGGTATAGGAAAGAGCACGTTTGCATCACGTGCACCAAAACCGATATTCTTAGGACCTGAACAAGGGACCGACAATATCAATACTTCACGGTTTCCTAAGCCTAAAACGTTTGAAGATATGATTTTAGCTGTGGACGAATTAACCACGAAGACTCACGACTTCGAAACGCTTATAATTGACACACTAGACGCTAGTGAAGTCTTATTACACAGTATGATTTGTAAGCGTTGGGGTGTGCAAAACATGGAACTTGCGGCAAAAGGTTATGGGAAAGCCTATTCGGAGGCTGAAACCGAGTGGTCTAGGTTTACCGAGAAGCTTACAAACCTACGTGACACTAGGCAAATGAACATCATTCTATTGGCTCATCCTCACTGCATTAGTCAGACGAACCCGCAAACGGGTCTTAGTTACAACCGGTTTGAGCTTAAATTGCATAAGAAGTCTGTCGGTGTGTTCACGGGTTGGGTTGATATCATGCTTTTTGCCAGCTACAGAACCGTGGATTTAAAGGTAGGTGACGCTATTCAACCCATGTACTCGGGTGAACGCGTGTTAAACACCAGTTGGCAGCATGGTTTCGAAGCAAAGAATAGGTTTGGCCTACCTGAATCCATTCCTTTATCTATCGGCTGGAAAGAATTTGTAGGGTTGTGTGGTGATGATGAGGTCAAGCTGCCTTCACTTGAAGAAATTCATTTTAATCTTGATAAGCAAATTGCGTTAATTAAAGACGAGGCTTTGAAAGCAAAGGTTGTAGAGTCTGTGATGACTGCGGGAACGGATATCGCAGCTCTACAAAAATACTTAATAAGAGTCAAAGAACTAAACGGGGTATCTAATGTGTCCTAAATGTAACGGTACAGGCATAGAAAAAATCGATGATGATAGTTTCGAAACATGTTCGGTATGTAACGGTACAGGAAACGCAAACAAGGAGAAAGCAAATGATTAACGCAGGCACTTATAAAGCAAAAGTTCAAGATTACGGAATTAAGAGAACAAAAGCCGGTGAACCAGCCCCCACAATAGCTTTTGCATGTATGACTGAAGGTGGAAGCGTTGAGAGAGTGTTTTGGCAAGGATCGTTTAAACAAGGTACGGCTAGAGATATCGCGTTGAAAGCTCTTATGCTTTGCGGTCTAGATGACCCAAGCAAGTTAGCAAATTTAGCACTAGGTAAAGATGGTGGGGCTCTAAGGTTAGACAAAGAAGTGAGTGTTGAAGTTATACATGAGCCGAGCCCTTCAACCGGTAAAGTGTACGCACGGGTGCAATGGGTGAACAGTCTAGATGCTAGCTTTAAAGATATGATGTCTAGAAAAGACTTCATTGTAGCCATGGCATCCGGCATGGGACTTGAAGCCGACTTTATTAACTTAGCATCGGCACAAGGTGTTAAACCAGCTCCGGCCCCTGTTGCCTCTGACGACGATCTAGTTTCTATCCCGTTCTAGTTTCCTTGGCTTCCCGAAAATTTTAACCTTTATTTTTCGGGAGGCTTCTTTTTTGTCTCCCGAATAGGCGAGACATATGAAATTAAGGCCGTATCAAGTAGACGCGATAAAAGAAATCAAAGCTCATTACGCAGCTGGTACAAAAAAAGTACTCTTACACCTCATGGGTGGCGCCGGTAAAACATCAGTCTTCTGTACGATCCTCAAAGGTGCCTACGATAAGAACAAAAAAGCTATCATCGTCGTCAAGTCTAGAAAGCTTGTAGATCAAGCATCTCAAAGACTCGAAAGAGAACAAGTCCCACATGGTGTGATCATGAGTGGTCACTGGAGAGACAGACCGAACTCTTCAATATTCGTATGCTCGATCGACACACTCTACAGTAGACGAGACAAATTAAATCTTCCAGAGGTTGACCTTATCGTCATCGACGAGTGCCACAATGCATCTACCCCCTCTTATAAGTGGCTCGTACAACAATACCCCAATGCTTATTACCTTCCCGTATCTGCAACCCCTTTTGTTAAAACCGGTTTAAGGCATATTGCCGACGAAGTTGTGTATCCTATTTCAGCAAGTGAACTTATCGGCCAGGGATTTCTTTGTGATGCTACTTATTATGCCCCGTCTGCTCCTGATCTTACAGGGATTGAGATCGACAAGAAAACCGGGGATTATAATACCTCACAGCTTGGGGAGCTGGTTGGTAAAGCGAACCTGTTTGGGGATATGGTCGCTTCGTATAAAAAACTAGCTAACAATTTATCCGGTCTCGTCTTTTGTGTAGACGTAAAACACAGTAAGTCAGTTGCAGAGTTATTTAATAACGCAGGCATTATCACAGAACACATGGATGCAACTATTAAAGACAGTGTTCGAAATGCGATGATTAAAAGATTAGAGGATGGTGAGAAGAAACTCATCACAAGTGTTGGTGTTCTTAGTACAGGTGTCGATATCCCATGCCTAGGTGCCATTATTTTCGCGAGACCTACCAAATCATACAATCTTTACTTTCAAATGGTGTGTAGAGGAACCCGTATTTTTCCGGGAAAAGAGAGGTTTATTGTTCTCGACCATGCGGGGGTTGTTTCCGAACACGGGTTCGTAACAGACGAACGCCCTTGCAACCTTGACGGTTTACCTAAAGGGGATCGCCTGACTCCTATTGCTACATGTAAAGAATGCTATTTCATTTATGAACCGTCAAAAGAAGAAGAGGAAGGTTGCCCTAACTGTGGGTTTGTACCCGAGAAGATAGAAGGTGTTGCAAGATGTGCCATTGTTGACGCCAGCATTGAGCTACAGGAGGTGAAACCGATAGTTTTTGAGGGTGATCCAGAAATCAGAGAATTCATATTAGACAAGGCAAAGACAGCTTTAACGAGAGGATATAACCCAAACTGGGTCTATCACAAAATGAAAGGTGTATACGGAAGTAACAAAGCAAACCAACATTACAAATTCATACGACTAGAAATGAATGCTATAAAAACAGCTCTAAAACTATAGAGGATTTTTATGGCACAAAACGAAGCGCACGAACTACTTGTAAGAAATTTGTTGGTTGCTCTATCTGCTACAAAGCTATGCATGGTGTGGAGACAAGATACAGGTGCTGCGTATCGAAACGACAGGTTGATTCGTTACGGATTAATAGGAAGTGCTGATATTAGTGGGATTCTGATAGGTGGCAAGAGACTCGAGATCGAATGTAAAACAGGACGTGCTGTGCAAACCGAAGGACAAATAAATTTTCAGAAAATGATTATGAAAATGGGAGGGATTTATATTCTTGCTCGAGACGTTATAAGCGTAGTAAAGAAAATCCAATCAGAAGCAGCAGGTATATAACTGCGGAGGTTTGGTCACCTCCGGCTTCTGGCCTCTATTTGACCAACCTTTTTGACCAAAGGACGATGTATGCAGAAAGCTCTAGATTATCTTACTTCATTAGGTTATCGGCCCGACACATTCAACCCTAACGGCGAATTACACAGGTTTCCTCACAACGGTTCGAAAGATGCAGGTTGGTATATAGCTTGGCAAAATGCGAAATTAAAGAACGGTGAATTTTATTATGTGGTTTTGTTTGGTGACTGGATCTCGGGCAGTAAGCATATCTTTAAACCTGACGGTCTTCCACCTGTAGACAAAAAAGCAATCGACGAGCAAATCAAAGCTAGACAAGTAAGAATAGAAAAAGAAAAAAAGTTAAAACAGTGTGAAGCAGCAGATAAAGCAGCTAAGATATTTAAACCCTCTGATGATTCTATCCTCACAAGCTACATGCATCGCAAGATGATCCCCTCACTGTTCGGTGCTGGCGTCTATAATGACTCTCTACAAGTTCCCACAAAAGACATAACCGGTAAGATTTGGGGCATACAGACCATACTTGCCGACGGCTCAAAGATTTTCATGAAAGGTCAGAGAGTAGCGGGGTGTTTTCACATTATTGGTAAGATCGAGAACTCCGCTTATATCTGTGAAGGGTTCGCCACTGGCGTTTCGATACATTTAGCCACGGGGAAAGGTGTTGTTGTTGCTTTCAACGCTGGGAACCTTGTCGATGTAGCGAAAGATGTGCAAGATAAATACGCAGATACTGAATTTACGATTTGCGGAGATGATGATCGTAAACGTAAAGAGAACCCCGGACGAGAGAAGGCTAAAAAAGCATCAATCGTTACGAACGGGCTTCTTGCGTTCCCTATCTTTCCTGAAACTGATCTTGAATCATCTGACTTCAATGACTTGCACGTCCTTTACGGGCTCGACAAGTTACGTGAGCAGCTCACAGCAAAACCGGTTGAGAGGAAGACGGGGTTCATTTCTCTCGGTTATGATGAGGGGACCTACTTCTTTTATCACATACCCTCGAAGGACATCGTTAAGGCTACAAACTTTACTAACACTCAGATGTATAGATTGGCGCCGCTCGAATATTGGAACTCAAAATATTTAACCGAGAATGGATCCCCTAACCTCAATCTTGCTTCCCATGATTTGATACAAACAGCCACGCAAATCGGCCCCTTTAACAGCATGCGCATACGTGGAACCGGTGTTTGGTTGGATGAAGGACGAGTCGTAATCAATACGGGTTCAAGCCTTATTCTTGACGGTAAGGAAATGTCCCTTGCTTCAATTAAGTCATGGTATGTATATGTTCAAACTATAAACAGAATTCCCAATTTACACCCCAACCCCCTTTCCGTTGAGGAGGCGAAACAATTGGTTGATGTCTGCTGTTACGGTGTGAACTGGAAGGATAAAAAATCGGGCATCTTGTTAGCTGGCTGGCTGGCCATAGCAAGAATTGCGGGTGTGTTGCCGGTACGTCCTCACATTTGGATCACGGGCGGAAAAGGCTCGGGCAAGTCAACCGTAATGGAAATGATCGTTAACAACGCTCTCGGTGGCCCCAAAGGAAAGGTCTACCCACAAGGGAGCTCGACAGAGGCAGGCATAAGGCAATCACTTAAGAGTGACTCACTACCTATTATCTTCGACGAATTCGAGACGACTGCACAGAATAAAGAAAAGATTGCAAGCATCATTGAGCTCATGCGCCAATCGTGGTCTCATACGAATGGATCGATACTAAAGGGCAGTGCCTCTGGATCAGCTGTGCAGTACAACCTAAGCTTTTGCGCATGTGTAGCAAGTATTAGGGTGTCTTTGGATAACGACGCTGACAAGTCTCGATTTTCGGTTTTAGAGCTAGCATTAGCTGACGTTGAAGGATGGCCATCTTTGAGGGAAGAGTTTTTAAAGATCACCCCAGAGTTTGGGGAACGCTTGTTTGCAAGGTCAGCCGGTAAAATTCCCACAATACTTGCTTCATATGAAGTTTTTTATCGTATCTTTGCGATTAAGTACGGTGCACGCTTCGCACAGCAAAATGGGATGCTCACAGCTGCGTTTTTCTCGATTATAAGCGATCAAGTTTGTACTCAGATAGAAGCGCGCCAACTCATCGAAAGTGTAAACTGGACCGAAGAAGTCCGAGAATCTAAGGAAACCGATGAATATGATTGTTTGAATCATTTACTAAGCCAGCGTATTCGCTACGATGCAGATAAAAGCATTGGCGAGGATACGATAGGAAGCATAATTCAGAATAATGATTCATTACCTATAAAGGGGCTTAAAGCTTACGGTATGTTATTAGATGATGGCCTTTTAAGCATAGCTAATAAGCACAGTCAATTGGCCAAGTTTTATGAAAGAACAAAGTGGGTAGACTGGAAGAAATCTTTAGCTCGGTTACCTGGTGCCATGCCTTCTAATAGCGCAGTAAACTTCAGCGGTGTCAGATCTCGGGCTATTATTATACCACTTCAGCACCTTTTTAAGTAATTTTTGCACAAGAAATAAGCAAATAGTAACGTGGTAACGGGGAAAAAAATCTCTGTTACCCGTTTTTTCTTAGAGCCTCTAGGGAGGTAACAAAAACACAAAAGTAACGCAAATTTATAGAGGCATATATATTATAAGAATAATAATTAGATTCTTCTATCTATCTATCTATCTATATCTATATTTCTTATGATTTATTGTTACTTTGTTACCTCCCTAGAGCATCAAGGGTTTCCGCCGTAACGGGCTCCGTTACCTTTTGTTACTTTGTTACCTTTTTTAGTATATTAATTATACATTTGCCCACTTTTATAGCGTTTTCAGCTTATTAATGTAGCAATCGCTTATAAAATAATCAGTTAACTCGTAAAAGTGCGGTGATTTTGCAATACACATACAAACCACCTCCGAAACCCTTTCATATAACGGTTATTGCATTGTAATATATACGGGTTATAGGGTATAAAATGGCCATACAACTTTCAAAAGAGGTGTGCTATGGAGACAGAAGTGATTAAGAAAAAGGCGGCTCAATATCTTTTAGTCCACGTTCAAGACGGCGTTGATACCGCCATCGTGTATCCTAATAAGCTTTTGCTCGTGAGAATGATTAAGACTCTTACCAAAGATAAGATTAAGTACATTTGGAAGGGCAGAGCGCTACCTGTGTCGGTTAAAGAGAGCTTGAAGGTATGAGGAGCTGGATGAGTATTAGCTCACGTTTTAGGGCTATGCTAGGGATCGAGAGAGTGGGCGGCATCGTCCCTGAAAGACAACTCACGTTGAAAGAAAAAATTCAGGTGCTTGTTGAATATCAAACTTAAGTAAGAAAAAATGAAAAAAATACATGATGATCTTTTAAAAGCCATAGAAGAAGAAGACTATGAAACAATAGCTCAATTTCTGCACACGAAAATGTATTCTTCTGATGCTAAATGGACAGTTGATAGATGTACCGATTCTTTTATACAAGGCTGGCAAGAATGTGAGCGTATAAGTGAAATACTAAGGGAAGAACCTACCCCATAAAAACGATTTTTTTTGAGTGTGGGAAGCAGGTTCGGCGGATGTAAGCTCTTAAGTGAACTTTTACCCCGCGGAAGAAATCTAAGAAGAGAATTTTTAGGCCTGCTTGCCCACTCACTTTTAAAAAGAGCAAACAATGAACATCATCTCTTACCTTATCGGTTCTTTCACTTTCGGTCTTTTAGTCGTGGTTGGAAGCGCCAAGTTGTCTGACACTTTTGGTGGTACGACTCGCGTAATTATTGCGGTTTTGCTTTGTTTGTTGGCGGGGTATGGTGCCACCTGTTGCGTGGAAAATGTGATGAGGTTGATTAAATGATCTTAGATAAAGACGTGAGCGAAGAGTATTTTATTCAAGTGATTTATGATTATTTAGTGTCTAGCTATTCTTTCGATAAAGAAATACATCCCATAACCAAAGAGGATAAAGAAGAGTACGCAAGAACAGCTTTAGAGCTTCATAAAGAATATTGGGACAAATGCAAGCGGGAGTACCAGAAATGAAATATTTCAAACTAGAAGAGTTTGCCTGCCCTTGTTGTGGCAAAGTGAATGCGGTAAGTCCAATCGTTATGAATAAAATCGATAAGATAAGAGACCAGCTAGGGATACCATTACATATCAATTCCGGTTATAGGTGTGTGAAGCATAACGCTGAGGTGGGCGGAAAGCAGGCTTCACTACACTTGTTTGGAAAAGCTATAGACGTTTCAACGGCTAATATGACAGCCGAGAAACGTCTTCAGCTTTTAAAGTTGGTTCATACAGAATTCAACGGTATCGGTGTAGCTAAATCATTCTTCCACATGGACATTAGAGACACACCGGCTATGTGGGTCTACTAGCTAGAGCTTGTCTCCAATTTATGTAAAACATATCGACCATATACATTAATTCTTTATAGGGGACTAATTCATCAGCTCCGTTCCCATGATAGTTAAAATGTTTATGTTCGGTTAAGTTCCCTGACTTCGCTTCTTCGATCATCGCAAGTAGCTGCAGATACCTTGGGTTGTCTGCATACGTTGGAAATGGAACTTCCATTGTTCTGTCGAACAATTCTTTTACTTTCAAAGCTTCATTCAAAAGATCATCATTCATAAAATCTCCTTTAAAACTGATATATCACCGACAACTATTTGATGAGCGCCACCTTTTCTTGCAAAGTTAGGTGCCGCAAAACCCTCTAAAATCTCAGTCCCTTTGGGTATGATCCATTTATACGCAACGTATCCTGATGAATGCGGCAATGCTAAATCTTCAACGTGGTTATCCAACTTTGTAAAAGTAAGCCAGTTTCCCCGAGGATTGGTTTTCGCTGGATTATAGTATCTGTAAGCTATTCTATCTTCGGTTAGCACAGTACGTTTCGCATTCTTCATAAAAGCATTAGAAAACAAGACAGCGGATTCATCTGTTTGTGTCCAAAACTTATACTTCTTAAAATATCCGACAGTCTCCTTAAGTTCAGATAGCGGTTTACTGTAAAGAAGTTTCCTAGCATCCGCGAATGGGCCTGTCGCCTTAGCAAGTTTCTCAAAGACAGAGATAGCCCTACCTGCCTTGCTTCCAAAACCAAGAGTAGCAGCACCCAGCACAGCCATGGATCGAGAGAAGGTACCTAGGATCTCACCGGAATGTAAATCCTTGCCGCTAATCGCTTCGTAGATATCTCGTGCCCAGCCTACGCCGGGGGTCAAACTAGTAGCGAGGTCTAAAGCAACATCGGCAATTTGGCCTGCTACGTGACCTTCTTCATAATTATCGGTTAGATAATTTTCTCGCGAAATTCTTAGCGACTCAGTTGCAAGGTCTACTATCTCAGAACGAGTTTCGTATGAGTCCATCGATTTAATTTGTTCGCGAACATCATTACGTCTCTGGACTTGTTGTCTAAGATTGGCATTAGCTTCGTTCAGCGTTGTGACAGCTTTACTTTCGACATAAGCAGGGGGCTCATATCTAGAGGGCATTGAGGCCTCACCGCATGAACTGCCATAAGTTCCTCTATGACTGCTGCCACCTTCGAAAGGTGCCGGTCCCCTAGACGACGAGCTGCTTCCTCCACCTTGATTAGAAGTGCCATGACCGACTAGAGTACTAGAGATTTGCCCGAAAGCATTTGTGTAACACAAAAGAAAAATGAGAATCCATTTCTTCATATGTCTACGCTTTCTAGCTTTTCTTTCTCTTTTTTCTTCTTAGCTTCTTCTTCCTCGGCTTGTAGTCGAGCATAATGAGCTAGCAATCTTTGATTTTCGATTTCTTGAGCCGCTATTTTATCTTTGAGTTCCTTTTGGCAGTCAATGTACTTGTTGTAATGTTTAGTAGCTTCTTTATCCATCGCAGCTAGTCCAGAAGCTCCAACGGCAGTAGTAAAAAAGACACCAACCGGGCCTAAAAAAAATGAAGAAGCCCCAGAAACGACAGCTACTGTTTTTTGACCATCCTTTAGTTTCTTTTGCCACGCCATATAATCATCATAATGATCGCTACATTTAGAATAAGCGTTGAAAGAAGAAACGAAACAGAACAATACGAATGCAATTTTTTTCATACAGAAATTCCTTTAAAAAATTAAGTTAAACAATTATACGCACTCAGACTTCATTCTTGCGAGTTTTCTCCTTTATATTCTTTTTGTGTGCGAGGTTTTTTTAATCATTCCCTTCGGATTCTTATTTGATGGTACTCTTTTTCTAGTTCTGCATTTAGGCGTCTCGTTTCAACATTTAGTTTTACTTGGTAACAAAGAAGAAAAAGGCTTAGGCACGCACAGATAGCCCATATGTAGTGGGAAACTATATACCATGTAGGGGATGGACAGTTCATTCTTTACCCCCCAATTATAAGATTATTATCATTGTCTAAGAAAAACTTATTATCTCCAATTATAACTCCGTCACCCCTAAGATCTTTTGCTATTTTTTCCGCGTCGACTTCTAATGTTTTTGATATTGTTGAACGCATAAATTTTTCAAAGCCAGGAAATTGATATATCATGATTTGAACAATATATTTTCGCCGCTTTTATTAATCTTCTAGACATCAGAGCAAATAAAACAGCTAATCTTTCCGCTTCATCTAAATTTAACTTTTCATTTTTTGCTGTCTCTTTTTCTATAAACTTCACCCATTGGTTTTCAGGATCTTTTGTGTCCTCTACAAGCTCAGCCCATTCTTCTTTAGTGAAATTCATTTTGGTTCCTCTGGTGAATAGTCTTGAAGTATTTCGGCTGATACTTTTTTCATATGAACATCAAATTCAGCCTCTACCCTTGTTCGCTGCTCATAGGCTACATCCGAAACGTTAATATAAACCCGATTACTGTCTTTCTCATGCTCGATTATCCAAAGAAGAGATTCAGGGGTGTCTAAATTCCACTCTGAGTTGACCTCATCATCCTCAACGTGGTAATGAATTTCAGATTCTGGTTTTAATTTAGATAGAATGTAAATCAAATCTTTAACTTGCATTATTCCTCACCTATCTCTTTCTTCATGCATGCGCTTTCGAAATCAATTTCTAATTTTATTCTTCTCAAATTATCTAAAGCCAGAATTTCCATTTCCTTTATGATAGGAAGGATTTTTTGTTTAAAGTCTTCATCCGTTTCGCACATGCGAACGCCGTTAATAATCCCTTCGTAATAGGCTTTTACTTCGCTCTCAGTTCTTAGCTTTAGTTTCATTTTCCTTATCCTTCACAGCTTTAATGGCAAGGGTAATGTACCCCGACAATTCTTTTAATCCCGGTTTTGCATTGTAGAATCTAAGCATATTAATTCGGCTTTTAGCTTCGTCTTTTAATCTAGCCAAATGCAGTGAGTGCCAATTTTCATTATCTTTTCTATCTTTATTTAATTTCGAGCAAATCAAACAAGTAGGCGAGTCTTTAACAATCGACGGTTTCGGACGAAGACCGCAAAGAGTATAGACTCGACCTAGGTAATCGCCCATTTTCTTTTGATAAGGGGTGATTTGATTATCTTTTAAATGTGTTTTTAGAGTAGCCAATAGGTAAACCCCCAAATTTATTAACAATACAATAAAACGTCTTACCTAGGTATATACCAAAAGGCAAGACGAAATAGATATATGTAATGATTTTAGATAGATAAGGGTGGGGTAGGGGTACGAGGGCTTAACCGCGGATTATTTAACACAATAAACGCCAACCATTTGTGGACTATCAATTGTCATTGTTTTTAAAATCATGTTTGTTTCATCGCTAGCGTCTAGCCATTGAAACACATAATTATTTTGTGATACAAATAATTTTGTAGTCAATATAATTTTAGGGGCACCTGAATCTAAAAGACCATCTGTCACAGCTGCCCTTGCTTCGGCTTCTGTAGGGGTGTGGTATTCGTATCCGCATGTGGCACCTGAGGTTAATATGTCCCAACCTTTAATGAGCCATGATTTGCCAGTCACTGTATCAGTCCAGTCAAAAGCAAAAGCAGCTGATCCTTTTTGCCCGTCAATACCGTTTGTGCCATTAGTACCATCTTTGCCATCAATTCCATTTTTACCATCGGTTCCATTTGTGCCAGCGATTCCGGTTCCTGTAGCACCATCAGTTCCATCTTTACCGTTAACACCAGCAACACCATCGATCCCATTAGTTCCGTCTTTACCATCTTTGCCAGCTAAATCTATTGAAACCCAGTTATCTGTGTTGCAATAAAAGAAACCTTTTGTCGATTGATCATATATAAGTTGACCATTATTTTTATCAGTACATTCGAATTCTTTTTTATCTTTAACTAACTGAGCCCCGAAACTTGCTACTGTCGATGTTGTAGTTGTTACTGCTGCGGCTTGTGTGCTAGGGGCTGCCGCTGGTTGCTGTCCACATCCGATCAAGATTAGTGGTATCATTAAAAGCTTTTTCATAAATCCCCCGTTGTTTATCAACCTCACTTACATAGTACTTATCGACATTTTAGCGAAATACTTTAGTGGAAAATAGCTTGTAAAATCACGACTTTGCAAAATACTCATAAACAAGAAAAGAGCCCCAAATTGGGGATGTTACAATAAGAACGGAATAAAAAAGCACAGTTCCAAGGATAAAGAACCATCCTAAACAAAATTCTTTCATTTCAACCTTTCGTTTTTATTTGCATTAAAAGAAAACTAAGACCTAGCATCATGGTTTATCCCCTTTGCTCATATTCTCTCTCATCATTTTTGGGTCAGACCCCGATTCCCATTTCAACGCCTTGGGTTTTTGTACACAACCGCAAATCATGAATAATATACTTATGATTAATAACTTCATAAAATCACCTTCATCTTTTTGCTTTTATAGAAGAGAACAACATTAGAACTTTTTCCAAAACTTCCCCTTGGTAAACTTTATTTAGCTGCTTTTCAATTTCTTCAAAAGCGCTTTGGATCCCGTCTTCGGTCATGTATTTTAAAACGTCAGAGTCAATCAGAGGGCCCGGACAAACAAACTCATTTATACAGTGTGCGAAAAACGCACTTTCTTCTTTAGTAAGCCTATCAAGAAAATCACTCATTTTTATTTCCCCTTAACTAATTGTGCTATTTGATCTCTTATTATTTGTAACTTAATTTCAAATTCTGACATAAATCCCTCTTATTATTTTTTGTGTGCTTCTTGGTATGCAACTAGCTCTTCTAATTTCTCAGAAGTATATTCTGATATGACATGGTCTAATGCCATTCTTTCGAAGAATATTTCAGGGGTTTCGTGTTGTGGCAATGCATCGTAATAACCTTTGTATAAATGTCTTCCAGTAATCATTTGTGCTAAGCAAATCTTATTTGAATAATTGCTGAAAGTAGTTAGTTTCCATTGTCCTGAATGTAGTTCTTCTTGAATCATGCATTTATCTAATGGTGTTACGGTGGCGAAAGCCCATGTAAAGACTGATACGGTTCCTATGAAAAGGGCTAGGCTTGTATATAGAATTACTTTTTTAGTATTTATTACAAAGATTTTCATATTGACCTCTTTAAGTGTTACATCACCATGAAGCTTGCGATAACGGCACTACCTAGTATGATTACAGAAACTAAGGCGTATTTAATGTTTTCTGGCATATGTCCCCCTCGTTTGGTTTCGTATCCCGACTCACATACTTCTTATCGGCACATTCTAGAAAAACTTTAGTGAAAAAATTTCACGTAATCCTTCTTCTGGTTTATATGAGGCAAACAATCTATCTAATGATTTTTCCCAATGTGTAAGGCTAAGATCATTGATTTGATGGTACATTATATCTTTTGGGTTGGCTGAGTAGTCTAAGTCTAGTAAACAATGGCCTAATTCGTGGAAAACAATATTCCTTAAACTATCATAAAAACGCGGGGTTATAACGAGAACAACTTTGATTCTTTTAACCCCATAGTTACTCTGACAATCGCCTAGTCTTTCAGGGCTTCCAGTCGTATCTGCCACCAGATCAATCGAAGCTAGACTAGCTTTATCCACTTCAATCCCTCGTTTTTGAGCTTCTTCAGCGAATTCTTCTACATATGTATAAAGCATTCTAGATTCTTTTGAGGCTACTTGAACAAATGAAGCTTTAGGGTCAACATCTTTGGTATTAAACCCAGACAACATGGCTATTAAGGCTAGGCTGCTTATGACTTTATTAGTGTTTACTATGTTCAGTTTCATAAATCCCCCTTTGTTAAACCATTATTACTTTTACGGGTTTTTCACTTTCTGCTGTAAGTCTTTTAAAACAGGCTAATGCCCGCTCATACTCGTCCAATGAGTACCTAGAAACCATACTATCAGAGCCGGTTTTAGTGCTAACAGCTATTGTTTTTTCACCTTTACGGTTTGTTTCAATTGTCAGTTTATGTATTCCGCATTTTAAGTTTTCCATAAATCCCCCTTAAGTTTACTTACATACTTCTTATCGGCATATTCCGTAAAAACTTTAGGGTTTCTTTATAAATCAATTATTACTAAGGGTTAGCTGGCCTAATTTAAGTGTGTTTTTAGTCAATTTAAACCATGTAGAGGTATTAAAGCCATAAGGGTATTCGCTTCTAACATCCCTATAGAGCTTGAGACCAGTGATATCCATAGCTTTATTCATCATCCAAGGATGGGGGTCATCACCATATCCGTAATCATGTCCACTGCGAAACATGTCCTCTGCATAAGAGTTGCGTGCGGTCATAGTTACTTTTAAATAAGTGATTCTAATTCTGTCTTTGTCCACTGTGTAGTGTGCTGTTATGACTTTTTCACTGTCTAGTTTTTCGCAGTCTTTAGCAAATAACCAATTATATTCTAAAACCGTATGGATGAATGTACCGTCTTCTTTAAAAACCCTATTTTCAATAGTGTTATCTATGCATCCAGTTGTCCAAACGACATCCGTTAATTCCGGTTTTCTAGTTGTTAGTAATATGAGAGTCAATAATGCTATAAAGGAAAATGTTGCTACGAGTTTCATAAATCCCCCTTCAAATTTACTTACATACTTCTTATCGGCATACCCCCGGAAAACTTTAGGCTATTCTTCTTTTTTATTTGAAACATCGTCTAAGATTCGGGTAAGACAGGCAATTATTTGACTAACCGGTTTCGATTTATTACCTTCCATATATAGACAAATATGGGCATTTAATTCTGTGTAATATTCAAGGCCTTCTTCGCCAATAATGTCGGCAATTTGGCCTTGTAGTCTAATTATTCTATGCTCGGCTATCCTTCTTTCCTCATCTTTTGTCATAGATAACTCATTTATTATGTGGTAATAACCATTTGCTAGCTGGTATGAATCATTTGGGATATATACCAGCTAGCGCCATTATTAAGCCGCTTTTGTGAATCTATTAAAACAAACCGCATTTATTCGTTCTTTTTTAAACTCACTTTTAATAACTGCTGTTAGTTTGTCTAATTGCTTTTGCGTCAAAGTTCCGAAGAACTTTCGCAATAACGGTGATGGCATTCTTAATATCTCGGCTAGAGTAAAGGGCCTTTCGCCTAATCTTGTTTTTTGAGAATTGTTTGGGTGGGTGAAATATCGAATTTTCTGCGCTGCTTCAGTTAGCTTTAGAGTGATTAGGGTTTCATCTGTGTACCAGCTATAAATAGTTAATCGCATATAAAGTTTCCTTTTTGGTGGGTATACATCAAACGTATATACGTTTACGACCAAAGGGAACTAAAAAATTAGCCTATTTTGTAACCAGTTATTTTTACGGAGCTAAAGCTGCAGTCTTGCCGCTAAACTTCTCCCACCTTTGTATAATAATGTCGCAGTAATGTGGGTCCAGTTCCATACCATAACATTTACGGTTGGTTTTTTCGCAGGCGATGAGGGTCGATCCGGAGCCTAGGAAGAGGTCTAGAACCGTTGAGCCTTTAGGGTTTAACTCTTGAAAGCACCACTCGGCAAGAGCTATGGGTTTCTGGGTAGGGTGTACTCTCTTCTCGCCGTTTTCTGATCCTTTTATCATCCCTTTCCATAGATGCCTAAAGATTCTTACCGATTTCTTGGTGGGGTGTTTGACATAAGCTAGCTCACAATCACTGTTTACATCTCTTTGATTTTCCTCTACTCGCTTATCCCATACGATCCAAGCGGATGAAGGTAAAAATTTATGACAGTAATAATTGCCACCCCAAAAACATATAATTTCTGAGAACATTTCACATATAGAATAAGCGGCTAAAGCCGTATCTATAGAATCGTCCCCAATTATTTTAGAAAATGATTCCCTTTCTGCTAGGCCATCACTACGATCGTTTCGGTCTGTGTTTACATCTATTCCATAGGGTGGATCAGTAAACACCATATCGGCCTTCTCACCATCCATCAGTCTCTCGACTTGCAAGATGTCTGTGCTGTCCCCGCATAATAGCCGATGATTTCCTAGGATCCATAAATCACCAAGCTGGCATTTAGTTTCAACTTGCCCTTCAGTAACTTCATCCTCATCACATCCAGGTACAACCTCTATTTCTTTTATGATTCTTGCTAAATCATTCTCATCAAACCCTATCGCCCCTAAATCAAAATCGTCTTCCCTCAAAGCTTTCAAAGAAACCGAGAGAGCTTCATCATCCCATTCAGCAAGCTCGCCTGTTCGATTGTCTGCAATCCCATAGGCCGTAATGTCTGAACCTACGAGCTCACTGCGTACAATATCTATCTCGCTCCACTTCAAACTTTTAGCTGCTTCCAATGTCCCGTTGCCTGCAATAACTATGTTATCCTTACTTATGACTATCGGTTTTTGCTGGCCGAACCTTGCAAGCGATCCTTTGATAGCATCTAAGTTTTTCTTAGAATGTTTTCTTACGTTAGCAGGATCGGGGACGAGATCACTGATTTTCATTTTCACGGTTTGACCTTTATGTCTTCTCTCTTTGGCTCGAGCATTCCTGAATATCGAAGCCAGTCCGATAGATTGCCATTAGTATATTTTTCTGCTTGCTTCTTTAATTGTTGATGTTCCTTTATAGTCATCTTAATTAAGACTTTTTTATCTTTACGGTTCTCACTAATCTTCTTTAATTCTCGCATTAACTTTTTCTCCAGTTGTCATTGTGTTAACATAGCTTTAAGGTATATACGAATCAAGGGAGAATGAATGGGAAGACCATCGAAATATAAAGAAGAGTACTGCGATCAAATTATTGAGTTCATGAGCAACGGGGCATCTCTGTGTGAATTTGCAGCTGAGATAAGCGTTAATCAAGACACGGTGTTTGAATGGGCTAAGGTACACCCCCTTTTTTCCGAGGCTGTCCACATAGCTCAGACAAAAAGTCAAGCAGCAATGGAGAAAATCGGGAGGGGCGCGATGATGGGAAAGATAAAAATCAAAGAAAATATATGGACCTTCTCTATGGGAAGAAGGTTTAAGCATTGGAGACAGAGCACAGCCGTTGAGCATACTGGTACTAGTGAGGTGACAATCACCAACCTTACTGATGACTCTATAGATAGAAGAATCCAAGAATTAATGGCATTGAAGCATGACCAGGAATGAGAAGCTTGAACTCATTGCCCTCTTAGAAGAGAGGCTTAAGCGTAAAGCTAAAGAGGATTTATTACAGTTCGTTCTTTATGTCATGCCCACCTACACAGTTAACTGGCATCATAAATATGTATGCCGGAAATTGAATGACTTCATCTCGGGAAAGATCAAGCGCCTCATGATCTTTATGCCCCCGCGGCATGGAAAGTCTGAATTAGTATCTAGACGCCTCCCAGCTTTCTTATTAGGTAAGAATCCTAAAGCATCTATCATTGCAACAAGCTACTCAGCAGACCTTGCGAGCATGATGAATAGGGATGTTCAAAGGATTATTGACTCAGACCTGTATCGAGACATCTTTCCAGATACATCTTTAAATGGGAAAAATATTAGATCAGTCGCTAAAGGCTCATGGCTTCGTAACTCAGATATATTTGAAGTTGTTGAGCATGGTGGCAGTTATCGTTCAGCTGGTGTTGGCGGTGGTATTACGGGTATGGGTGGGGACTTCATTATCATAGATGATCCGATCAAGAATCAAGAGGAAGCAAACTCTAAGATATATCGAAACAAGTTATGGGATTGGTACGGGTCAACTCTTTACACTCGACTAGAGAAGAATGGATCTATTCTTTTAACGGTTACTCGCTGGCATGAGGATGATCTAGCTGGAAGACTGCTAGATCTTCAAGAGAAAGATCCTGAATCGGATCGTTGGGACATTATAAACTTTCCCGCTATATGTGAGCAGAAACAGCCTAACGATCCAAGAGAAATAGGGGAAGCATTATGGCCTTTCAAGTATGACTATGCTCGTCTCGTAGGGATTAAAGCCTCTGTGGGTAGTGTCGTATTCTCTTCTCTTTATCAGCAAAACCCAACACCTGCTGAGGGTATGGTTATCAAACGTGAATATTGGAAACTGTATACAGTTCACCCTTCACGGTTTGAAATGATGGTGACCTCTTGGGATTGTGCGTTCAAAGACACGGACGATGGAAGCTTTGTTGTTGGTCAGGTTTGGGGCAAGATTGGAGCCGATTACTATCTACTTGCTCAAGTCAGAGGCAAAATGGATTTCGTCGCGACTACAGAAGCTGTTAAGCTTTTATCGGCGTTATATCCTAGAGCCAAGCCGATATTGGTAGAGAACAAAGCCAACGGCCCAGCTGTTATCTCTGCTCTTAAATCAAAGGTCTCTGGGATGCTTGGCATCGAACCCAGAGGGTCGAAAGAGTCTAGGGCTGTCGCTATGACTCCTATTCTTGAGTCTGGTAATATACACCTTCCAGCTAACGAGCCGTGGCTAATAGACTTCATAGATGAGTGCGCGGTGTTTCCTCGTGGCACTAACGACGATCAAGTTGATGCGATGACTCAAGCTATCAATCACTTAGAAGAGTTTGGCAAGACAGCCGTATTCTCTGGGCTCTTTGAATTATTCGGTTCACCTCAAAGTTTCATAGATGAAGATCCCTATATCCGAACTACTGAATCAAGGGCTTATTTCTTCGGCATCTATTACGACAAGAAAACATCCGATGGTTGCTTAGTAGGTATCAATAATGAAGGTGTCATCTTTTGTGTCATAACTATTTATGGTGTTATGCCTAAAGATACACTCATACGTATCAAAGCTATCGTTGAGCGTAAAGAGGCAGCCTTTCACATCCAAGAGTCCGGTTATGCTGAAACACTGCAAACGATGATGTTAAGTGAACCGTGGACGATAGACATGTTTAAGCAATACCCACCAGAGATCGATCAGATGTTTATTGAGTTGAAAGATTCTCAAGATTTAAACTATCCTCCGATAGGATTGTTATTCGATCATATGTCCCTGTTACGATCATCTTTAACCGATAAAGGAAACATTAACTATGAAGCACCTGAGGGTTTATCTTGCCCGGCTGTATGGTCTTTGGCTCTCGCTTACCAATGCTATAAAAAGAACAAAGATAACTTAATGACAGTTGGGCTTCTTGACAGCATGGAGCACTATCTTAAAATTTTAGAGGATTAATTATATGGCTATTCAAATCAAAAAAGTTACTGGCAGCGACAAACTTCTTAAGATCATATCGGTACTAGACAGTGCTATTGATTGGGATAAATCTTTCAGCCAAGGCAATGATGACTACACTTTAGAAGACAAACAAAAGCTTTATGAGAAAGATCACGAGATATCTAGGCTCGTATTTCTTACTGAGATTGATCACGTAACAGGTCAAACCGTTGATCTCAAGCCTACTATGTTTATCTTCAATCATCCTTTGAAAGTTGAGATCAGCCGTAAGATTAGATCCGTCTGGTCAAACAACCTTGCAAGGGGTGTTAGTGGTAAGAGTGATCTATTCACGGATATCTTTAACGTTGCCTATATGGGAACTGAAGAAGGTCTAGACGGTGGTATTTTAGAGCTGGCTCCACGTCGCGACGGTGTGATCACTGATGCATACATGCAAGGATTAGAAGACAGCGGTGTCTTTGAAGAGCTCTCAACTGCTATTATATCGGTTATCAATAAGAAGCCTTCTCTCGATGCTAAAAAAAAGTAACCGCTTGGGTTGAGTGGCACTTTGCAGACTTGAAAGAAATTTCAGCCAAGACTGGTCTAAAGTTCGATTGTCGTAACTGTTCAAAAGAAATACAGGCGATTCGTCGCTGTAACGAAGACTCTTGGGACAACACCGGAGCACCCTTCCCTATACAACTCTTCGAAGGCTCTCAAGGGCACACCTTCTGTCCATCCAAATTATTTAGAGACGATCATGAGTTTTGTAGCTTAATGGAGACTTATTATCTTTCTTGGCAACTTGGGCAGTGTCCGAATGGTGAAGGAATTGATAGTATGAAGGAGGAAGAAGTTAATCTTCTTAACAATCTCATTATGTCTTGGCAGTATCATGACAAAGCTGACAAGTTTAAAATCCTCTCAATGATTCTTGGCGGGACAAAATAATGGCTATCAAAATACCAATAGAGTTCGAAGGCAAGTCTAACTCATCGGTGGCTAAAGCCTTTGAGGATACTGCTAAGCAAGCAGAAAACTTATCTCAAAAGCTGACCGCTACAGCAGTTTCCTATTTAGCATTAGATAGTATCTTTGAAAAAGGGAAAGAGCTTTTCAAAGTGTTAGCTGAATATGCTTTGGAGTATGAAAAGGCGGCTAATAAGCTAAAGATCACTCTCGACATTATGGGAATTAGTGTCGACAAAAATTTTGAATCCATCAAAAATTTTGCTGAGAGTATGCAGTCTCTATCCGGTGTTCAAGACGAACTGGTAATGAATGTCACATCAACAAACATCGCCTTAGGGTTGAACGTCAAGCAGGCCGAAGCCATGACTCAAGCTGCTTTGGGGTTGTCGAAAGCTCAAGGGGTTGACCTTGCTACGGCTAACTCAACTTTGATTCAATCATTGAATGGTCAAGTGAGAGGGTTAAGAGACGTAGGCAAAGAGTTCTCCTCTTTGAACAAAGTAGCTCTATCACAAGGGGCAGCGATCGACATTGTAGGTCAGAAGTTTAATAAGTTTATCACAGCAGACATGTCGACAACTGGTGGTGCACTCTTACGGGTTAAGGTTGCCTTTGAAGATATCATTAAGACTATTGGCATAGCCTTCTTTGAAGGGTTAAACATACCGGGTCACCTTGACGAGATCAAAGCGCTAATGGATGAGTTTACTGATGCTGTGCACAATAATAGGCAAGCCTTTGTTGACTTCGGAAGTGCTATCGCTTCGACATTTGTCCCTACGATTAAAGTCTTATCAACCGTGTTTGGTGTGTTAGTTGATCTCATAACAACCATGAAGAACGCCTTAGTAACGACTGTAACGGTTGCTCTCTATCCTTTTGAGCAAGCGGCTAATAGATTGGTTAAGATATTTTCTGTGCTTAAAGGGCTTAAGTTTGATGCAGTGACGACGGGTGGTGTCACAACACCTAAGCTTTCATATACAGGTGCCGATAAGACATTAGGCAAGGTAGCCGACGATGATTTTGCAAAGAACAACGCTAAGCTAGCGGCTCAGCTAAGCGGCAACCCTTTCGACACGAGCACGGCTCAAGCTACCAATAAAAAAGCTGAGTCTGAATCATTCGGTTCTTCTTATAAGGGAATAGGTCAGCTCCAATTACCAGAGAATGAGCAGTTAAAGACTGAACGCCTAGGGTTTACAAAAACAATAGAAGCTCAAATCTTAGAGCTAAAGCTTCGTAGTATGAATGAAACCGAAGCCGCTTATATGACGAGTGAAAAAAAGATAGACGAGTTTGCAGCGTCGACTAAGCTTAAAGGGTTCAACTTCACAAAGCAAATCAATCAAGCTCAAGTCTTATTATTAGATGACTACGTAGATAAACAAAGATTGGCGAGCATTCAACAGCGCTCTGATGCGGCTAGGCTTAGCGGTGATCAGTATCAAATCCTTGACACTCAATATGCCCTTGAAGTCTCACAATTAGACGAGAAGCTTAAGAAGAAAGATATCCTAAACTTTGAATACTATGCAGCTCTTAATGAGTTAGATCGTAAGCATTCACAAGATGAGCAGACACTTAACAACTCAGATGCTCTATGGATAGCCGAAAAGTCTGGAGATACTCTAGGCGTAATCAAAACTCAATACGATCAAGAGTTAGTGCTGCTGCAAGAGAAGCTTGATAAGGGTGAGATCATGCAATCTCAGTATGACAAGGCAGCGGCTGAAGCTGGGCGCAAGTCTGACGTTGCTTCGTCTCAAACAACTGGTAGTGCTAGTACGGACACCATGATTGGCGAAGCTACAGGGGTTGTTAACTCAATACAGGGTGGCCTATCCTCTATAATTAGTACAATCGGAACTTTGACGGGTCCTATAGGAAGTCTCGTAGCTTCTATTGTAAATTTATTAAATATGTCAGGAGCACAGTTCAAGGCTCTGATAGATGGTATTATTCAAGCTATAATCGATTTGCCGCAGCATATTTTAGGGAATATTGAATATATACTTACAAAGATCCCGGAAATTATAGTTTCTGGTTATCGAACCCTTTTTAGTGTGAATTTTTGGACCGAAGCCGTATCCGGTTTATGGCAAGCCCTTAAAGATATGTTTCACAACTTTTGGGCGATGCTCTTTGGTGGGGACTTAATAAACTCTGCAGCTCAAGCTACGCAAGCCCCAGCATTCAAAGGGTTTGGTTCATCGGATCCTAATGCTGGCAACTCTGAGTTTAAGATTAAAGATCTTAGTCAACAAAGCAAAGCAGACAGTTTTGCAGATACCTTTGATAGTACGGTTAAAACAGCAGGTAAGAGTTTTACCGATTACATGAAAGATGCGTGGGACCAAATTCTTAAGCAGCTCGATAAGTGGTTCACTGGCCTTCCTGCAACTATTTGGAATGGGCTCGTAGCATTAGCCGACGGATTAAAATCTTGGGGTGTAAAGATATGGCAAGGGTTTGTTGATTCGGCTCTTATGGCATGGCTTGAAACGTTAGGGACTAATATATGGAATGGTCTTGTAGGGGCAGGCAACAAAGCTCTTATATGGTTAGGCAGTATAGGTACAGCTATATGGACTGGTTTAAGCACTGCTCTAGGTGCTGCCTCTACTATATTCTCAAATATAGGGACGAGTATATGGAACGGTTTGAAAACAGCTTTAGGGGCTGTCGGAACTATATTCATCGACCTCGGGACTGGTATATGGAACGGTTTAAAGATCGGTTTAAATACTTTAACTAAGTTTTTCACTGATATGTTTAGTGCCTTGAACCCTTCAAGCTTATTTGAAAAGATGTTTAAGATACCTTCAGCAATTGGTGGCGTCTCTTATTCAGGTAAAGGAACCGTTGAGAAAGCATTAGGTATTGACGTACCTTTTCTTAACTTCGCTCAAGGGGGTATGGTTCCCGGTACAGCATTAACGCCGGGTGATCACATAATGAATGACAGAGTTATTGCTTACCTTTCACCGGGAGAGGCAGTCATTCCTAGATCCCTTATGGCTGATCCTGCAATAGCTGGAATGGTTGGACAGCTCTTAACTGCTCCGCATCATATGGGTGGGTTTCTTGGTCAAGTAGGTGGTGCTATCAGCGATACAGCTAAGAGTGTTGGTGGAGGAATAAGCTCGGTCTATCATGATATTAAAGATATGAGCCTAAGCGCTGCTTGGGATTTAGTTATGCCTTACGTCAATAAGATGATGATGAGCATGTTTGAGGCTAATCACCTTAACAAAGGCGGCATAGTTCAAGGCTTTAGTCAAGGCGGAATTGTGCCTACTGCTTCTGTTACAAGAAGCGTATCCTCGTCCTCATCATCGTCATCTTCTAATTCCTTACAGCCTAGTGTTTACAATTTTAATTTCAACGTAGCAGCTGGATCAACCTTTGATAAAGACGCAGTGAAACAAGCTATGCCTCAAATCATAGACACATTACGCAGAGAATCAAGAAATGGGACATGGATCGTTAGACAAAACGGAGTCAGACAATGAGTTATGTTAATAATTGGGCTGATACCGATTGGTGTAATTATGCTTGGTGCGCTCCTACAGGTACGAATGTGCTTAAGACACAGGTTCGAAGTGTTATTCAAAACACCTTCACACTTGGAACTCAAGTTCGTATCATCACCTATAACACTACTAATTTACGGTTTCTCTGGGAGATTATGTCGGATGGTACGACAGCCAACAACTACACGGCTTCCTCTTCAGCAGGGGTCGACAAGGCTCCTATCAACCTTAAGAGTGACATCGTAGAAAAATATTGGCAGTCGACCGGCATAACCGCCGAATGGATACAGTTTGATGCGGGCGTTGGTAAAGTCATATCTATGGATACCTTTGCCGTAATCGATCACAACTTAACGACTTCGGCCGTTGTCAATCTTAGAGGATCAGGATCACAAAGCGATGCAGCTCCCGGCGACTGGACTGTTGTACCCGTTTACGCGACATTGCCTCTAGTAGATGATCCCGACGAGAAAAACCTTCTATATGTATCACCACACTTGCCAACGTCTAGCTTTAGGCATTGGCGTCTAGAGATAGCAGACACGACGAACCCAGCTCCTTATCTTCGAATAGGTAGAATCTTAGGGGGTTCTTCTCTTGTGTTCGCAGGTGAGAATTGTTTAGACACTATTGATTATAATGAGCAGTCATACAAAGATGAGTTTAAGCTAAATGGTTTCTCAACTATTTCGAATAACCGAGCATTAAAGAAGGCAATGAAGCTTTCATTTAAAAATCTAGATACAGTGGCGAAAACTAATTATAAATTACTTAAACGTTATTTACGTTATAATCGAGACACTCTAAAAGCCTTGGTCATTGTTGATCCGAGTTCGGAAGTTCTTAAGTATAAGTTCACCATATTTGCGAAGTTAAAACAGATGCCAAATGAAACCCATCTCTTCATAGATACAGCGACAGGCTACACAACGTTTGATCTCGAATATGATGAGGCTCGTTAATGCCAAGTACAGCCGACGATAGACGAAAGAATGCATACGAGCTTGCAACAACTCTTTCGCAAGATATGTTAGATGAAACCTTTTTAGGTGGTGAGAATCAGATAGAGGCTGTCGGGATTCTTACCAAAACTCTTTCAGGTGTATTCACTGTTACACTTGCTTCTCCTGCTGTGTTCACGTCTCCGGACCAAGGATTGGTTAATGGTGATCCTGTAGCATTGACAACCACAGGGGCACTTTATACGGGGCTCACAGCTGGTGGAACTTACTATCTTATCAACAAGTCAGGCACCACTTTCAACCTATCGGCTACTGTAGGCGGAACTGCTATAAATACAAGCGGGACGCAATCGGGTGTACACATGTGGACGCGAACATGGACGATTAGATTTGCCGATCGTCCTAAGTTTGTAGGGAATGACTTCTATGAAGGCCGAGCTAGTTTCCCTCAAGTGAAGAAAACAATAGGCGATCTCTTAGCCCCAACTCTTCAGTTTTCGCAATTTGAAGTTGTTCTGGCAAACATGGACGGATTCTATAACGCTTATCTTACCTCGGGCGTAAGCTATTTTTCTTTTATCGGTTCTGTTCTTCAAATTAAGATTGGCTTAAGGGATGTGGCCGCTTCTTTTTTAACGATCTTTACTGGAATAGTACCCGATCAAGGCGGATTTACAGTCGCTCGCGAGAGTATTACTATAAGAGCTAACGATAGATTTGATGAGTTGAATATCAAGCCTAACCTACCCTTTATAAATGATACGGACTTTCCTAGTGCCCCAACCGATGTGCTAGGTAAAGTTATTCCGTTTGTTCTAGGAGATTGGTCGGTAGGGTTTAATGTGAATACTTATCAATCACAAATAAGTGTAGACGACGGATTTGGAGTTCAAACCTATGTTAAGGTTGCGTCGCCTAATTCATTTTATGGTGGGGTTATTGGGTATTATGTCGGAGGGGGAGGGTTTGTTTTTTCTATCGGTTCTTATACACCGGATAATGCTACTGCTATTTATATAAAGCGTGGTGATGCTTTGATGCATTGTAATTCCACATTAACCCCGGCTAATACTGCAGGTTATTGGAGTATTGGAGTGAGCTCTCTTGCAAACATTGATGGGATCGCATTAACCCCGTATGCATACCAGTCAGGTGATGTAGCAGTTATAAACATAAAGGTTCCCTACACTGGAACGTCTTACAGCAACATTATCCAAATAGCTCAAGAGATCCTTGTCACTCTTGGCGGACTCACCTATGCAACCGATTTTGATTCTACGAGTTGGGCAGCCTTAAAAGCTAAGAGTTCACCGGCTTCCGCTGATTTCACAACGATCAAAGCTCGAGTATGGATAGGTGCAAACGATAAAAACATTCTTGAGATAGTCTTAAGCTTACTCGAGCAGGTTCGTGTTGAAATGTTTGTAGACAGAAACAATATGATAGCTCTAAGAGCTCTGCATCCTGACGAGTTCACAGCTCAAGCTGACCTTGTGAGAATAGAGCAGGTAGAGATCAATGAAGAATCGGCCACCAGTAAGGCCGATGAGTTAACATTTTTTAATCAAGCTCAAATCAATTACGGTTTCACTTCGATTACAGATAAGACAATGTTAACAACTGGCCAAAAGGCCAACCTTACAAGTATAAGCAAAAGTGGAAAGAGAGTTATCAAAGGAATCGATTGCCCTAATCTATATGTTGAAGCCGATGTCCTTTATCAACTTATAGAATTTTTAAGATTCTATTCAACAGGCCTTACCTTCATAGAAGCCGAAGTGTGTTGGGTTCACCTTTTACGCGAACTCGGTTCCTTAGTAGGTTTGAACTATTCCATAGGTTCGATAGACTATGCTAACGCCCCTATGCAAATTAGGGATTATGCAATCAACCTTGCGAATGGAAGCATCTTGTTAAAGCTACTAAGCTTTGCAAATTTTCCTTACACTGGCTATGCGCCCTCAAACAGTGCTAGGTTTCTAAGCTCAGCGGCTCAATCGATAGAGGATGTAACATAATGACCGTATCAGTAACAGCATCTAAAACCCTTACAGGCAGTGCTATTGCCGACGTATTGACTGGAGGATCCTCTGGTCATGATCTAGGCGAAAGCGAAACAGGTAATCTTACACCCTTAACATATCCAATCTTTTTGACTCAAAACGGGACATTCGAAGTAACCAACTTTGCTGTGAATGTCAAAGGATACTCGGGCACATATGGCGGCGATTATTCGGCTAACTCTGATCTTACCAAGTTGCTATCTCATGGTGATGGTGGGAATGGTTATCAAATCGATTTTAGGTGGGATGCCTCCACCCCGTTTGATAGTCCTTTTAATTATACGGTTTTCAAGTCTGGTATTGGTGACACGTTCCCACACCGTATTCTCATTCCGGTCGCTGCTATGAGTTACAACAGTACAGGAACCGAGGTCGATGCTTCGGCTCCCGTTGCTGGTACTCTTGGTCCTATAGGAAGTACGACGTTTGGTGATAGGCTACATATGAATGTAAGATATGTGACACCAGCAGCAGAGGTGGAAGCTGGTCGCAGACAGTTTGATACTTACTTCACTTTCAACTTCACGAGCTGAGATGATCGAAATAAATATTTCCAAATCCTACGAGGTTCCTGCCCCTTACTCTCTTTTTAGATTGAGGTGGAGGATCGACACTATCACCAGAGGTCAATATGATGGACCTTGGACTCCTTACACGGATTACCCCTCTCTTAATCTAGCCTTATCTGAATTCAAAGATGAAATTAAAACCGTATATATAGACGGGTTAAGCTTGGGTGATCTTTCAATAACGACTATGATTAGCTGCCCAGCCTATTGTTTTAAAAATATAACCTATAAGGCTGAATGGCCTCTGCAAGATCCAAGTTTCAAAGTTATAGGAATCGAGCTTGAAGACAATGAAGCTAATTTTTATTTAGTTTTAGAGAACGGAACTTATTACCATGAGAGGCGAGAATAATGTCGCAGACTACTACAAGTAGAGGTAGGCTAGCAGTTGCTGATCCCGACTTAGGGTTTGATACTCTGGACGGTGGGACTGCATTGCATCTTGCTTTGTCCACAATGTTCACACAGTTTTCTGACCATTTGTTAGGAAGGTATTTCACATACACGTTAGCCAATTCAGCCTCTCAAGCTGTGACACACAATTTTGGTCTAGCTATTGGTAAGCTTAAAATCATTATATTTGAGAGTGGAGTACAGTTAACAGAGGCTCAAATTGTCGCTGCTTATACCATCACTCAGACAAGTACATCAATTATATCGGTTCAAAATGTTTCGGGTGGTTCTAAGACATTTCTAATTTATGTTATTGGATACCGTTACAATGTTACCTCTTCCGATTTCGATGCAAACTGTAGCATTGTCACAACGGGTAACATCGAAGCAGCTGAATTAAGAGCCGATGGAAACGACCTTGTTCTTAATTATGATGCCGCTGGCTCAACAACCGATTGGAAAGGTACGATTAGGCGTCCATCTTCGGGCATGTCTGCTGCTGCTATATGGACGATGCCGACGGCTACGTCGACTATAGCTACCCTTGCGCTAGCTGAAACCCTATCAAATAAGACGTTAACTTTAGCTGCCTCTATTACTCTAGTCGCATCGGGTGCCATTGACTGGGCAGCTGGTAACGTAGCATTGGGTGCCTCTATCGGTGCTAACACCATGACTATTGGGGGTGCATCGTCAACCGTTCGAGTTGCTGGCCTCATGTCTGCTTTAACTCTTAAGACTGATTCAAATGACCTAGTGCTGAACAGTGGGGCAGCTGGGTCCGCAGCGGATTGGCTAGGAACGATTAGAAGACCATCCTCCGGCATGACAGGTGCCGCCGTCTGGACTATGCCCCTTGCGACTGCGACTTTGGCCTCTCTTGCACTTGCTGAAACCTTATCTAATAAAACTCTCACTGTGGTGGCTTCAATCACTCTAGCTGCGTCGGGCGCTATAGATTGGGCTGCTGGTGCTGTGTCTGTCGGCGCTTCCATCGGAGCAAATACTTTAACGCTCGGTGGTACATCCTCAACGGTTAGAGTAGCGGGCCTCATGTCTTCTCTCACCTTGAAAACCGATTCAAGTGATCTTGTGTTGAACAATGCAACGGCTAGCTCAGGTGCCGACTGGTTGGGAACGTTTAGACGTCCTGCAGTTGGGATGACCGTTGCGGCTATTTGGACTATGCCGATAGCTACATGCACAATTTTAGGTGATTCGATAGCAGCTACCATCACAAACAAAATTTATGATGGAGGGACAGCATCAGCCACAAATCGTTTCTACATTCCTAAGGACACGAAGACCAATCTCGATGGTCTGACAAAAACATCGGGTATGTTAGTATGGGCAACCGATCTTAAGACTCTCTACGTTGGTGATGGAACGAATTACAATGTTGTTGGCAGCGGTGGTGGAGGTGGAAGCTCTGGGACATGGAACGCTCCATCGGGTGTGGGTGCTTTACTAAGTGAACAGTTCAGCGAAAAAGTTTATTTGTTTCCAGATGCGATCGATGCTGAATTAGATATCTATGTAAAAGTCCCTAATGGATATGTGGCAGGCTCTCAAATCAATATGGATATCGGACTCTATTCAGCTAGTGCATCGAACACCATTCTGCTCGTTGCGACTACCTATCTGTTTGCGAAGAACAGTACTGCTCTATCAGCTACTACTAATAGTTATTCATCTACTAATTCAGCTCTCACAAATACTGTGGCTAACATGTATCGCAGTACTACGCTTGACCTATCAAGCTCAACAGGCACGATCAACAGTGTTGCTATAGCTGCCGGCGATCTTCTACGAGTAAAGATCACAAGGAATTATGCAACTGATACCGACACGGCTGACGTGTCCTTTCTTCCATCTGCAACTTCAGTGAGGTTCTCATAACATGAAAAAATTTCTTTGTTTTATTCTTTCATACTTAATTGCGTATCCTTCATATGCTCTGACTGGGTCTTCATTCTCCATGGCTCAACAAAGCGAGATGAGAACTATCAACCTTCTTGAGAACCCAGGATTCGAATCCGGCAAGGCTAGATGGACAGTCGGTGGGACATTTGCCCTCGACACATCTTCAAACATCGGTTACGGAAGCACTTCAGCTTCATGGACCCCTACAGGCGCGCAAACATTTTGCTCAGCGGCCTATACTATTCCAACCGGTTTATATGGCGCTATCGGTAAAGCTGCGCTCATGTACAAAGGTGGGGATGCTACCAACTATTCATGGTCGGTTCAAGACGGATCAAGTAACGTAATTGGTCAGCACTTAATCACCACATCGACAAACTATGCAAACGATGAAATATCTTTTGCTATTCCGTCTAGTGGCTCGTTAAAGATTTGTGTATCTGCTGCCGCTTCGGCAACCGTTATCTATTTGGATCAATTCTTTTTGGGTAAGGCTACCGACAGTAGAACATATACAGCTCCAGAGATTAACTTAATATCCAACCCTAACGACGCTGCTAACTGGTATTCAGGCGCAAACATAACTGTAGCCACAACAACCACAACTTCCGACTTACCACTTGGGAACTCTGTTTCGGGCGTATTAGGTCAAAATATCGGTTCTGCAATCAAGATTACAAGAGCAAGTGGAACCAATTCTGTCTATTATAGATGGACAATGCCCACCTCTTTAAAAAACCGTAAGTTAAAAGTAGAGTGGTATCAACACGCTCTATCAGGCTATGCATCAGGGGATTTGAAGGTTCAAGTTCGAACGAACTCGACATCATCATATGGTGGAACGTACACAGCTCTAGCTTTGTCAACTGATTCCTCGGGTGTGTCCGGTATTCCTAATATGGACGGTAAATTCACAACAACCTTTGATACAGATACATCCAACTTTTATGAGTTAGATATAACCGGAGTAGCAGGAACGACTGCACTAGTTATTGGAAACGTTGTAGTTGGGCCGGGTATACAGCCTCAAGGGGCAGTTGTAGGGCCAGTAACGTCAGTTACATTTACACCAGCATCTGCAGCTTTTGGAACTGTATCAAACGGTTTATATGAGATGCAGCGTGTAGGCGAGTACATGGTAGTGCAAGGAAGATTTCAAGCTGGGACAGTAGCTGCTAGTATTTCAAAGATTGCTATGCCAACAGGTTATACTATAAACTCCGCTGCTCTTTCATCACATGCGTCAGGCCAAGGGATTGGTGATTGGGAACAAATTCAGACAGCAGGTTCCTCTAACTTTTTTGCTGTTGGTGGCAATAACGGTCTTATTATCTACGATGGATCAGATACAGCAAATATATATTTCTCATATACATCAGCATCTAATGCCTACGCTAAAATAAATGCCGGATCAGTTTTTAGCAACACTTCCCACATTGTATTTAGATGTAGAATTCCAATTGCGGAATGGGCTGGTTCAGGAACGGTTAACGTAGCTCAAAATGACACTGAATATGCTTATAATTCCAATACTGCGACAGGTGGAGATACCACATCTTTTGCCTATGGTCCTGCTGGTGGTGGGGTTCCAAGTGTTACACAATCACTTGGAACAAGTGTTCAAAACTATAGAGTACGATTTCAAACACCGATTCAACAAACTGATAAATTATTTCTCGAATTCCAAATAGCAGGGACAGGGCCATGGCTTACTCCAGAACAAGATGGTAATAATATCCAATCTTTTGGATATAATGGTGGAAACTCTGTCGGTGTTTTCTTAGCTTTTGTAAATTCAACGGATGTTGATGTTAAATTTGCTGCCTCTGGGGCTTCGAATACAGGAATTTATGCATCAGGCACTGCTGGTAATTACAATACATGGGCAAGTTTAAGCACTACTAAGTGGCGCGTTAGAAAAGTAGCTGGTGGCGTTGCTATTGGTTTTGGAAAAACAACCGATGGATCATTAGGGTTAGTGAACACTTACACGAGCTCTACAGCAACTACGTTTACATTCAACGGTGCAGGTGGGACTTCGCCATCAGTAACTCTTCGCTATCAGAGATTGGGTGATTTCGTCACAATTTATATGAACTCTGTTCAAGGGACAACCGGGACATCAAGTACTACACTCACTTCAAATACAGCTCTAGATGCTTTCGCAAGACCGATCCAGTCAACCATTGCATCGGGATTTATACCAGCAATGAAGGATAATAACACAATCAGCGCAACTCCTGGACGTTGGGATATTAGCAACACGGGTATCATAACAATCAGAAGGGATATGATTGGGACAGCTTGGACGAACTCAGCAACAGCAGGGGCAAATCAAGATACCGTAATTACTTATTACGTCGGGACAGGAAGCTAGAAAAAACTTTTTATTCAACGGTTTTGCGTTCCTCGTTTTCACGTATCCATTAAGGTAAAAAAGATAATGGCCAAGTCAGTAGAGTCAATTGCTTCTTCTGTGACAACTCAAGTGAGTCAATCGATTGCGACAACAACAGCAGTCCTTTTGTCCTCTGTCGTTATTTGTGCAGCTAATCAAAACCGAAAAGGATTTTCCATCTGGAATAATGGAGCTAACTCAGCATACATAACTTGGGGGCCTGTCTCATCAAGTAGTAGTCCGGTCATCATACTGGCTACCTTTTCATCTTACATTTGTTTAGGACCTCTTATTTGGACTGGGATCATGTCGGCTCTTAGGAATACGGGTTCAGGAAATATTGTCGTAACTGAATTTTTTTAGGGGAACTCATGAAACTTATTCACGTTTTATTTTTCTTTTGTTTAACGGTTTGCGGCGAACCGGATAAAGAAGAAGCTGCACAACCTATAACAAAATCTGAAAAGGATTTATACCATGATGCCTCAACACGCCTCGTTAATGAATTCCTTGATCATAATCGTGTCGTTAGCAGAGGAAAGAATGGTGAGCCTGCGAATGCTGGAGATTCTCTTATCTGGTCTGGTATTGCTCTATACGGTCTCTCGTGTGAGATGGGCGATGCAATCGAGAGGCAGCTTATAGACGAGATCGTTTCAACTAATGGTACTCTCATGAGACATCCTACACTTGCTGCTGATGACGGGAACTTAGACGGCGCCATGGGTCTCTACTTTGGAGTAGCCGATAGAATTGCTAGGTGTCCAGGATCTCGAGATGCTTGGAAAGAGGCTATTAGATTAAATTTAAAATATGTAGACGAACATGATTTACATTTAAACCCTAAGTCTGATTCTAAACTCGAGAAGTTTTTCGATTACGTTCTTCAGCTACTCGCACATAAGCTTGACCTAAGAACAAAGCCTACAGACGATGTTAAGCTTCTCTTAGGATTAGAAATTGGTGAGTGGTCACGGGCAACCATCGTAGCTAAGAAGTCATGCTTTCGAATTCATCTCGGTTTTCTTGCTCTAAAAACCGTAGAGAGTTTGGGTGAGACATGGCCTAATATTGTGAAGAATAATTTTTGTGACGTCACACGTGAGACTCAAATGCCAACGGTTGACCACTATTGCGGCAGAGGAGATATAAATGAGTGGCTACAAAAATTTAAATTCGATGAATGGGAATACCGGCATCAACGTTGTGGCTTATGGGAAACACCGGACGCTGGTGACTTCAGAACACCGGGACTTGATTTTTTAGTCGGGTCAAGATTAGGTTATCAATGATATATCTTTTACATGGGCAAAGTTTACAAAATAACAAATCTTGTAACCGGTAAAGCCTACATAGGGGCAACCGACACCGAAGGATTTGTTGAGCGTTATAGTGGGGGTAAGTGGTGGCGCATCACACGCTGCCACGAACTCCAAGACGACGCTTACAAATACGGTGCCTCATCCTTTACGGTTGAGATCTTACAAGACGATGTCCCGTCGGAATTATTAGCCGAGACAGAAATAAATTACATACGACAGCATCATACCCTAGAGCCAACCGGTTATAATCAATCCCTCACTCGGTTTAAATTCGCTAAAAAAGAAAACTCAGATGAGAAAAGAATAAGAATAGAAAAGTTAAGACAAGAACGTCAACGCCATGAGTTTTATGATCGTGTCGATCGTGGTGGCGTTCCGATTTGGGAAGCTTGCAAAGAGATAAGAACTTTCTTAGGATTATCTCAAGTTGAGTTTGCTGAGTTATGTGAGGTGTCCCCGCGTCTGCTTACAGACTTTGAACAAGGAAACGGGAACCCCACTTTCGAGACTATGAAGAAATTACTTAAGGGAAGCGGGCTAGAAATATCTGTGACCAGAAAAAAGCGTCAATATTAAACTACGAAATCCGTTAGAACACTTTGAGCAACTTGTTCTTGCGCCATTAAAGAAGAAGAGGAATCTTTCCAAGCTTTCAATACTAGATCTTGAATAATCTTGCCAGCTTCAGAGTATTTTTTATTAGCAACAAGAGACAAAATGTTTTTAGTTTGGCCAGAAGATGCCATGATTTTAGCAATGGCGTCGATAACAGTATTAGCTAACTCAACGGCTTCGTCGTCAAACCATGTGCCGGGCACCAAAGCGCGGACTCGAACATCGATGTCGGCTTTAACTTTCTCCCAATCAATTTTAGATTCAAACTTTTCTAATTGTTTCAAGACAAAGCTAATAACAAAACCCATAACTAGTTTCTGAATCATTTAATTTTTCCCTTTTGATTGGATGACATTGCGATCTCAAGAATTCTAACACGACTATCCAAGTCTTTGGAAGAGTCTTTGACCTCCTGCCTCAGCTCCACAAAACTTTGTTCGTACAATGCAAGCCTTTGAACGACGGTTATCATTGTGTCATTTAGTTGATTGATATCCTTCCGAAGTCCACTTAAAACTGCTACAGTACTTGTAAGTGCTAGGCCGATGGCAATCTCAATGAATTTGTCTATGACGCGATTCCTGTCCATGTCTGGAGCTCCTTTTACAATGATCAAAAAAATACTGCTTTTGCCTATTTTATTCCTCCCCTTTCAAGCTTTTGGTGAGGTGATCAAAGCTAGAGATTGCAAATTTTTCAGAGAGCTGACAGCTGGCTATGATTGGAATTCTACAGATCTTGGAGCATTTGGGAAACCCTTTGATATATCAAGATTAAGGCGGTTGTCCGTTTTAATTTCATGGAATGATTTAACCACCTATACAGAAAAAGACTGGGCTGCATTTCCATATCTTGATGCTGTCGTTAAAGTTCAAGTATCCAATACACCCTCTAATTGGATTGATATACCCGGAGCGACTTTTAGAATAATGTCTAGTGACGGAATAGATTATATCAAGATAAGAGATCTAAGTGCACATTGGGCAAGAGTCGTATATACACATAATACGGTCTCCAATGGGAAGATTAGTGGTTATTGCCACGCAGAATAAACAGTTAAATGGAGATTCCTATGAGAAAATTATTACTTTTACTTGCTTTCGGACTTTCTTTTCAGGCTTTTGGTGATGCCCCTTTGGTCATTCAAGCTAGGGATTGTAAATTTTTTAGTGCGTTAACTGCTGGAACGGATAGAAATTCTACAGACGTAGGTGCGTTCGGAAGACCTTTCGATATATCAAAAATGGGACGTATGTCGGTACAAGTTACTTGGGCAAGTTTAACTTCAGCCGGGTCTATCGATGCAGTTGTTAAAGTTCAAGTATCATCGGTTGCGTCTCCTGCATCCTCTGATTGGATAGATAAATCCGGCGCGACTTTTACTATAACATCGGCAGGAGGAACTAATCTTATCAACGTCACATCCCTTGGTGAGAGTTGGGCAAGAGTTGTATATACTAAGAACTCTGTTACTGCTGGGACACTTGACGGTTTTTGCCACGCAAAATCATTCTAAATAGTTAAATGGAGTTTAAATAATGAGAGTATCCGTATGCGCGCCTATCGTTGACTTCAAAGGCTCTGCAATCCTTCATCCCGACGGTGCAAAAGCAACTTTTAGGTCGATTTGTGTGGAAATACTAGGTGCTCACATCCCAGATTTAGACGCTAATAAAGACGCTAAATACTGTATGGACCTATACTTGCTAGCTAAGAAGCTATCGGAGTCCGAGTTTGTCGACTTATCTATTGAAGAACTTTTCTCCTTAAAGACAAGAATCACGGCTTTCCAATATAATAATATTGTTAAAGGTCGTATATACGACATACTCGACGGGCAAAATCAACTTCAAAAGGCCCCAGAATGTTCAAATGGTTAAAATTAAAAAGCAATGTAGTTGAACCTCAGAAAACTTTAGTAGTTGAGGAGCAAAAGCCGCGAGTTAATTTTGCAGACTGGGGAGCAATAGCTGCCTATGATTCCGAGAACAAAGATTTTGATTGGCTTAACTATCAAGCTTTAAGTAGCGGCGGTCAAAACAGTATGTTTATGGGAGAGTTCAATCTCATCCCAACCATACGGGCTATGAAGCAGCTTCATATGCAAGAATTTTGGATAAACGCGAACACAAACGCGGTTTCTAAGCAATTCTTAAGTAGTCGAATGATTCTTAAAATGGCTACAGGTGAAGATGTTCAAGTCGTTCATGATCATCCTCTTCTGACCTTTCTAAAAACAGCTGGGCAAGAAGTTGAAAACGCAGCTTTCATGAATTCAAATACCATTGCCGATATGAACTTAACTGGTAATGCCTATTGGTACATTTCTAAAGATTTGAAGACTAGGCGACGCATTCCAGCTGAGCGAGTAGATCCGCAAATCAATAATAACCAAGTTTTGTCTTATCGAATCATTGACCGTGGTGAGCTTAGTAACTTGCCGGATAATGCGGGGGTTAATCTTACACCCGAGGAAATCGTTCACTTTAAATATCCAAATCCGTTTAGTCCTTATATGGGTCTCTCCCCTTTCATAGCCTCTATTCTTCCTACTCTCATAGATAAGTACGGCCGCGAGTATGTCCTAGGTTTCTTGCTTCGAGGTGGAAACACAGCCGGCATAATTGAAACCGATACGTCGAACATGGAGCAACTTATACGGTTATCCAAGTCGATCATGCAAGCCTTTGGAGGCCGAAAGAACATGCACGCCGATAAGATCCTTCCTAAAGGGGCTAGCTGGAAAGGCCAAGGCTCAAACTTTGGTGAGATGAGGTTAACCGAGTTATTAAAGGAAAATGTATCCCTCTTTAAAGCAGCGGGCGGCACTAATAACGCAGCTCTCGGTCTAGGGGATCAGTCGAATAGAGCGACTGCTTATGCTGAAATGGAATTCTTTTGGAGAAACACCATTCAACCTATTCAGTTTATGTTCGTTCAGGCCATTGTTGCCTCTTCACTCTGGTCGCGTTTCGGCCTAGATAGCCGTTGGACTTTAGAGTTTGACAATTCCCACATTCCTTACCTTGATGACTTCGATAGACGAATCGACCAAGATAAAGCACTGACTGTTTTAACGGTTAATGAAAGACGGGAGCGACTAGGATATGATCCGCTTAACTCTGATTACGACGTTCTTGAATCGCAAATCCAAAAGTTTTCTATGGCTCCGCAAGCGTTTTCGCTACCTGAAACTGAACAAAAGGCGGTCCAGGAAGAGGTCTTTGTACCTCTCGATGCACTCACACACTGGAAAAAAGAAGAGTTGGATCTTCAAAGTCCTCCCGAAAAAGTTCACAGCTTATTTAAATCGGAATTCAGCGCGTGGGAAGATATCGTTATAGGTAACCTTGAAAATAAGCGATCGGCTCTAAAGAAAGTAAAGAGTAGAGGGACTTCCTTCGCAAAGAAGTTTGCCGAAAAAGCTTTAGAGCCTGCGATGCAAGCTTATGGAAATCAAATCAAAGGTGTGAAAACACAGAAGTCCTTTAAGGCCAAGGAATCGAATCAGGACAGACAAGCTAAGCTTGATCTTTTACAGGAGAGAGCTAAGGACATTGTTAGATTCAATATCATGAAGAAGCAAAAGGATAGATTCCTAGGCTATTCAGAAACCGCAATGAATAGTATCTATGACTTTATAGCTGTTGAGCTTGATGGAGGAGCCAGTCTACCAGACGTTGCAGCAGCTGTTAGAATGAAGTTCAATACAAGTTATGGACTAGAAGAAGCATACCCAGGACAAGCCTTAACAATTGTTAATACTGAGTTTGGGTCGGCTATGGCTATAGGGCAAGCGCAATTTGGTGATGA